ATTTCATCAAGACTAAGCTAGATCCCAACGATATCATAAAGGTAGAGGATGAGACCCATATAACACTGTTGTATGGTCTTATCCAGTCTGAAGATGACGGAAGATTAGCTAAAGCAATGAAAGAGTCAGGATTAAAGACTGTTACATTCAATGGTCTGAGTAAATTCGCCAACGATGAGGACGTTCTATTGATCTCCATAGAGAAATCTAAAGAACTCTTAGATGCTGAAGCCAAATTACGTGAGTTGTACCCAGATAACGAGAATAAATATCCAGAGTACAAGCCACATCTGACTCTGGCTTACTTAAAATCTGGTACAGCAGATAAGTATATACAGGATTATTCTGAGCTATTCATGATAAAGGATGTGAAGATCATGGATGCTGAATTCTCTGGTAAGGGTGCTGCTGGTATCTCCAAGACCAAGATAGGTTCCTTTGCTGAGGATATCTTCATCTTCTTATCTCGTATAAAGAAGAAGCTGGTAGCTGCATCCTATGGTACAGAGAACGAATTTATGGGTGTTCTAAATACTGAGTTGAAGGGTCTCAAGCCTATCCTCGGTGTGAATAGGATAGATGTCAGAAAAGGATCTAGGATAGGACATTTCCTAGAATCAGCACATATCAATACTGAAGAGCGTTGGATGATCTTGGATATAGATCCTCATAAGCGAGCTGAGCTATCAACGTTCGAAGGTTGGAACCAGTTCCAGGATCAGTTAGAAGAATTCATATCTCATGAAACCCAACATCAGAAGGATTGGGATAATGGGAATCTGATGACGAACGTTGAATACGCCGATGCTAGAGAACAGGGATTATATCTAGAATTACCAGAAGAGATGCATGCCTTCGCTAGAGAGGCCGTATCCCAATTACGGAACAAGGGATACACCGATGAGGATATCCTAGATTTAATAGATCGAAAACGATCTGTGGAGCTAGCCAACAACTCATCTGCTATATCAGAGTATGACCAGTATCTCTTTGATGATCCTGATCTTTATGAGGATTTCTTAGCTCTTATAAAGAATCATATAAAGAAAGATACTGTTAAATTCGAAGCCAAGCAATCTCGACTCTTGAAGAAACGAGCCATTAAACAAGAATACGATTCAGCTGCTACATCACTAGATCAGGTTGCTGCTGTATTCAAGAAAGTGGTATGGAATTCTAACACAGTGAACTTAGATTATGGTGGTGGGAGATTCGATAAAGCCACAGACTTCCTGAGTACACAAGGTGTAGAGAATTTAGTGTATGATCCTTTCAATAGATCAGCAGAACATAATAAAATGGTAAAGGCCAGGATAAAAGAAAAGAAAGCTGATACTGGAACACTAGCTAATGTACTGAACGTTATAAAAGAACGAGATATAAGAATAAAAGTACTACAAGATCTTAAGAAGATGGTCAGACCTGGTGGTAATGTATATATCAGTGTCTATTTCGATCCTAAACAAGAGGCTAAACCAACTTCTAAGGGCTGGCAGAATCATCTACCTCTGACAGATTATCTAGAAGAAATTTCTGACGTGTTCACTAATGTAAGGGTTTCTAAAGGAATGGTGGTCTGCTCTTGAAGATAAGCAGGAATGTATATAATGCACTGACTCGTTATGGTCTCTTCAGTAAGAGGCTTAGAGTAGCATTATTTACAGGAGATCCAGATGAAGCTTATCTATATGCTAAGTATGTGACCAAGAAGAGAACCCCAGAGATAGAACCTTATATATTAAAAGATCCAGAGAATGCATTCCTATATGCTAGAAATGTATTGGGTTGGAGATGGGTCGAAGCTGAACCCTTCATTAAACAAGATCCCACACTGTGGGAGTATTATCAAAGATATTTTAACCCCGAGTATAAAGGACAAGACAAATGAATCCATTCATTAGCAATATGCCACATCTCCTAGATCTTGGTAAGGATAAGAATGATAAGAATATCTATCTAAACATGTCTGCTGTATCTCATGTGATAGATACAGGTGTTGTATTACATGTATTCATGTTGGCGAACCAAGCAGATAGATATGGACAACTCCAACCCCTTATGTTAGATGGGCAAGTTCGTTTAAATTTCTTAAATTTCGTTGAAGAAATGGATGTAGAGGCCACCGATCCAAAGAATTTCGATGCATCCTTAAATCCTATAACGTAACTTCTACCTTATAATATGAGGACATCTGAATATGAAAAATCTACTAGCATCTCTTGTATCTATTGCTGGACTAGAACCTGTAGAACTTACATTAGGTCCTACTAAGCCTGATTCTAACTCACCTGATAATATGTCTCCTGTTGGTGGAGATCATGCCTTCTATACCTATTTCGTTCCTGGAGCTATTTTCCAGGCCAAAGATGGTAGCAGCTGGCAGATTGAATCAATCCCAGCTGAAGGAAATGGTTTCTGCCGAATCCGTAATGTATGGTATCCCAGAGAAGAGGCTACCATTCCACAGGCACAGATTCGTAAAACAATTGACATGTGGATCTACCCAGTTATTCAGGTCGTGCCAGTCTTATCTCCTGAGGAGTAACAGGGAGATCTGGTGGTAGAGCTCACCGACATAAATCTAGATTCGTTCCTGATTAGGGAACTAAGATCAGTCGTAGCCAGACATCCAAGATTTAGAGAACTTGGTGGTGAGATAGGCTCATATTTCGCTACCATGATGAAATATAATGATCTAGAAATCATTATAAAGAACCCATCTTCTGATGGTAATAGATTAGGTTCAGATCACTACATGGCCACCCAGTATGGTAGAGTCATGTTAGCTAAGTTAGAAGATAAAGATGGTATGTTCATTGAACATATCCAAGAAGTGGATAAGACTTTAGCTACACCAGAACCTGGTTTATATTATTTCAATCTCGATTCTGTGGATGAAGCTACTAGGGCAGTTCAGTTGACATGTCAGAAAATGCGTTGGGTCAGTGGAAAAGTAACAAATGCTAATGGTTCTTATTTGAGATTCTCTCAAGCTATATCGCTGACAGATGTCGCATTCAGAAACTTGGTACTAGGTGAGTATTCAGCCCAACAAGATAAAGTTTATATAAACGTATATAAAGATACTGTAGAAGCCTACTCAGTAACTACAGGGTTGGATTTAGTACCAGTAGTAGATTATTGGGTAGAGACATCTGAATCCATCTTGATTACAAATGATACCACAGCTGGTACTCAGGTCCTCCCAATACCAGATTCTAATTATATATCGTTTGATGTCATTGATCAAGATCAATATACATTAAGACGAGACCTAGATTATAAGGTAGCAGGAAGTAACATCATACTATCTAACTGGACTCCTGCACATCAAACCCTAACAATGGTTGGTAGATTTAGAAGAAACCCTATGGTTGTTGGTTTCGTCTCAGCTGAGAATCTTATAGATTTCAGAATAGAAAATGGTGCAATAGTCAAAGAGCAATTCTCTGCTATAGCCACTGCTGGAAATTATAAATTCTCTGATCTGACTCAAGGTCAGGATAAGAACTGGTACCTGACTAACTTATTAATTCCAGGTGACAATCTCGTCTGGGAATGTCGAGTAGATATGGGACAGACTGTCCTCAAGGGTCTTAAGAATGCTCTTAATATGTACTTGATCCCTGGTGTAGCAATAGTCATAGGAGACAAGACAGTAGTAGGAGATCAACTAGCAATGTTGGTAAATCCTACGGTATGTGAGACCTATGAAATTTATGGTTCTAAAGAGAATATCAAATTCGATATAGATATCAGAACAAATGACATGAGAACATCGAGTGAGATTGCTGGTTTGGTAAAAGAATACCTCTTAGTATCTGGTAGAGATCGTATGGAGACATGTGGTCTCACTATATATGAGGTGTCAAGATCAACCACATCAGACTCTAAAGAAGGTGGTGCTGGGTTGTTAAGTACACAGATCGTCACCTTATCAGTCTCTGCTGCAGCTGATTGGGAGATAAAGAGACCTCTGATCACTAGATTAGATAATATTGATACAACCACTGTAGCAGTAGATTTGGCATATCCTGGTAAAAAGGTGACTATTAACCCTATAGGGACTTCATATGGTAGTTCAGGATTTCTACCATCCTATTCTTAATAAGGTTAATTATGCCAATCTTCGAATACAAATGTGTGGAATGTAAGATCTTAATAGAAAAGATCGCACCAACATTAGAGAAATCTGATCCTAGTGTCAAATGTCCTAGATGTGAACAACAGGCTCTTAGGCTTGAGATTCCATCTAGTATATCATTATCTAGATCTTCAATGGATAATGCTCCAATAGATAATATTATCGGAAAAGATGCAGATGCTAGATGGTCAGATATCCATGAGCGTCAGCAAATAAGAAATACAGCTAGAACACAGACTGGATCGGCTGGCTTGACTGAGGTCGGTAAGAATGAATTCGCTCCAATCTCTGAGAAATCTAAAGAGACTAGAACGGAAGTAACCGCCAGTCTGAAGCAAGCACCAAAGTTGGATTCGGGGACAGATTCATCTAAATCCTGGTTATCAACGGTAGATTAAGGTCCTGATAACTGATAGATAATAACTTCTCCTTATCTATAGTGAAGGATTAGAATTTCACATATCTAAAGTCTAATAACCTGAATGGAGAAAAGCATGGCATTATTTGACCAATACGCCGAACCTGGTGTCTACACCACTTCAACAATAGAGGATGCTGGTACTACTCTCTTCGGAGATACCAAGGTAACTGTCCTCTTAGGAGAGGGTGAAGAATTCAGAACCTCTAACAATGTTGAAGTTCATCGTGGTTCAAGTTCAAACACTGATGACAGAAGAGCAAAAGAAGACCTCAGTTCACAGATCAATGGGGTTACTAGACAGTTCCAGGTCCAGTATTTCCCAATTGTTAGTGGTAACGGTCGTGGTGAGACCACAAACAATCCTACTGACATTACTGTTACTGTCAATGGTAACCCTACCTCAGTATCCACTCTTGATGGTACTACTGGTAAGTTCTTAATCGATGTCATTCTCCTCTCCGGAGATGTCATCGCTGTAGATTATTTCTTCAAGCGTTCTGATACATTAGTAACGTTAGAAGATCTCAGCAATGAGATTCCTACTTTCGCTACCATGGCTGCTCAGGCTGGAAAGCTCAACCTTACTCTTAGCAATCCTGGTTTCTTGGGTAACAGTGTTACTCTAGCATTCACCAGCACTCCTGGTGCTCCAGTAGCTGATTTAATGGCTATTACTGGTCAGGGAACTAACACTATCTCAATCGAAATCATGAAGGGTACCGTAGCTTCTCCTGTAGCTCGTACCATCTCTGAGATTGCTGCTCTTATCAACACTGGTGTAATAACTGCTGCTGGTAATATGGTAGTATCTTCAGTAACTGCTGGTGCTGCCTCTGCAGCTGGTGCTGTAAACTTCACTGGTGGTACTGGTCAAGGAACTAACACAACTTTCCGTGTGTACAATCTACCTATCGTAGATGGTTCAAATGGTGGTGTTGTTTCTAACAACCCAAGTGATGTTAAGGCTTTCGTCAATAACGTCTCTGTGGCTGTCACTGCTGTAGATGGTATCAACGGTCTCGTAACCTTAGCTGCTCCAGTGTTGACTAACTCAACTCTGAAGCTAACCTACTACACCAACACTTACCAGGATACATTCGATTTCCTCCCCTCTGATAACATCGCAGAGATTACACAGGTTGGATTCGCCCCTGATCGTGAAGACTTCATCAACACCATCGATTATGTTCTAGATGGTAATAAGATCCAATGGGGTGCTTCTGCTAACGTCGTAACTGGTCAACAGTCCAATGGCTTCGCTAAGTTTGATGGTACTTATATCACACCTACTCTAGTAGATGATAAGGTTTACCTTGAGCAAGCTTCTGGTGTTGTTAATGGAATCAATAACATCTTCACCATCAAGGATGCTCCAACAACTGGTTCAGGTCTATCCAGAGTAACCAACAATCCTCTGTATGTGAAGGTATATGTCGGAATCACCCCAACTACTGCAACTGCAGTCAAGGTTTCTTTCGTAGATGGAAATTCCAAGACTATAACTTTATTCAATCCCCCAGCAACTGGTAATGTCTATGTCACCTATTACAAGTCAAGATTAGCTGACAATAAATTCAAGTTCAAGATCCACACTCCTGGTGTTACTGGTCAGGGTAATTATTCCTTGTATGACAAGAACGACCTACAGATCCCAACCACTTTAGAAGGTACTCATGCTGTTCAAGATGCTGTCTTCACTTCAAGTGGTGGTATCGTATGGCCTGGTACTTTCTCAGACCTAAAGGTAGTAGCTGGTGCTAAGAATGAAGTAGTAACCTTAACCTTCCAGAACACTGGTGAAACTTATGTTTCTACTCCTGGATCTCAGGCTACTAACACAACCGCTCAGGCTGGTATCACCTTCAGAACCTTCAATGCTGCTGTCGCTGCTAATACTGTCACTCTCCAGTTCAAGAACACTGGTCAGACTCCAGATGCCACTGCTTTAGCTATAACTGGTAACGTAGTCACTGTAGAAATCACCAAGACTGGTGGTTCAACACGTACCTTAGCTGACGTCGTAGGTCTGTTCAATACTAACGCTGCTCTCGGTACTCCCCTAGTTACCTCAGCTGGTGGCTTGATCTCTGCCACTTTGACTGGTACTGCTGGAACAAACTCTATAATCTCTGCTGCCATCGCTTTCTCTGGTGGTGTTGATCCTGTATCATCCCCATTCAGCTCTAAGTTCAATGTCAGTTCTTCTATCTCTGGTGGTTCAACTGGTGTTGGTTACACTGGTCAGACTTACTCTGATCCTGTCACTGGGTTGACATTCACTATCGTTGATCCTAACACACCTAACTACGTTGATTATGGATTCAACACTCCCCCAACCTCATATCGTTTCAAGGCTAACGATGTCTTGGTATTCAATGTTAGTTCAAGTGTGTATTTCACCACCTCTAATGTACCAGTAGTTGCCGTTCCTGGTCTAAGAGTTAAGGTCACTACCACTCTCGGTATGGCTGCTAATGATTATGCTTTCGTTAACACCTTCAACAAGGCTGGTGCTGAACCAATCGTAGGTGAGTTCTACTATGCTTCTTACACCACCAACAAAGTGGCTTCAGATTACGAGTTGAAGATCTTCACCAACCTAACTGACATTTACACTCAGTATGGACAACCTACTGTAGAGAATAAGCTATCTCTTGGTGCTCGTCTTGCTGCTTTGAATGGTGCTACTACTCTTGGTTGCTTACAGATCAAGAAAGATACTGGCTCACCACTCGCTGGAGATCAGTCCTACATCGATGCTATCGCTTCATTAGCTCGTCCCATCACTGGTGGTACAACTAAGGCTTCTGTAATCGTACCAATGTCAACGAGCCAGTCTGTACAACAGTACTTGGCTAAGCACCTCGATACTCAAGCTGCTCCTAGAAACAAGGGCGAGGCTATGGGCTTCATCGGATTCAGCGTTGGAACTCAGCCTAGTGAAGCTCGCACAATTGCTCGTAACATCAAGAGCAATCGTGTAATCGCTATCTATCCTGCTGGTGCCATCATCAGTTTAGAAGTAGATGGTAAATCAGCTGAGTACGCTGTCGGTGGTGAGTTCCTCGCTGCTGCCATGGCTGGTATGAAGGCTAATCCTGCTATCGATTCTGCTACCACACTTACTCGTAAGAAGATGGTAGGATTCTCTCGTCTCTTACAGAAGCTCGACGATCCTACAATGGATATGATTGCTCCTGATGGTGTAACCTTGTTACTAGAGGCTTCTGGTGCTTTCAAGATCAGACACTACATCACCACTGATATGAGCAATCCTATCACACAAGAACCTACTAACACTGCTATCGTCGATGATGTCAAGCAGAAGATTCGTAAGGAACTTGATCAGTTCATTGGTAGAAAGAATCTCGGTGCTCTCGTTAACGATGTCACCATCGTGATGAATTCTATCATGAAGAACTTCGTTCAGTTAGAGATCTTAGAAGCCTATAAGGGTCTTACTGTAACTCGTAACGAATCTGATCCTACTGTATTGGATGTCACTGTAGCTTTAAAACCCGTGTTTTCGCTATTATACGTAAATGTCAGCCTCAAGGTGACTACTAAGTCCTAATTCAATAAAAATGAACCTGTCTGTTGTGTAATAATGACAGACAGGTTCATTCAATCTCAAGGAGTATTAAATTGATTCTACATCCAACGGTTACACATCAGAATAGTATTGTAAGTCTTCAGCTCACCCCTAAATTTACTGGTGATGTTACTGATGCAACAGATCAGCAACGTATTGGTGCTTATGGTGATCCCCTCATTAATCTGGGTGGGACCTTCGCTGATCCTCTCGATGGTACTTTCACATTTAGTACTACATCCAGTGATTACTACGCTAAGTTAACGACTGAGTTGCCTTCAAAGGCTGTTAGATTCTTTAAATCACTACCTCAGTCTACATCTTCACAGACTATCACCCAATTAGCACCTCTCGATATCATCACTAGTGATCCAGTACGTGCTGCTGGTGTATATAATGGTCTCATTGGTAACAGGGTTCAAGCTGCAATGACTACATTAAGAGCTCTTACTCCAGTAGCATTAACTACGCTACCTGATAAGACTGTATAAGGGACATATATGATAAAGCATTATACTGATCTAAATGAATTTAAAGCTGATGCTGGATCAAAAGGTCTGCGTTTAGAGACTAAGGATTCAGAACACCATGCTATTAAAGATGAAGAATTAGTAGGCATCTTTGATACTGATTTTAATGACGGGGTAATAGCTGATTCATATGAAGAGCTCGAATCTCATGCTGGTGCTGAATCTGAACAAGTAGATAATGAGATCAGGGAATTCGTTAACGAAGGTAGAGAAAAGCATTCTTCAGAAGCTGGAAAAGATTATACTGACTACAAGCAATTCATCCATGATGCTGAAGCAGCTGGGCTAGATGTTGAAATCGGTGGTCAAGGTGATGCTGAATCTGGTCCTTCTGACTCATTAGGTGAGTTATATGCCCAGGATAAGGAAGGGAATATGCTTGGTATCTTTGATCAGGATACAGGCGAAGGCATTTTGTTCGAGACATCTGAAGGATTTACGGAATATTGTAATACTGATCATTATGAAAAAGAAGCTGGATTCGTAGATGATACAGTAAAGAATACTATCGTCTATCTTAGGAAGAATAAGAATACTCTATTAAATCTCCTACGATCAGGTGGTCAGAATAAGTTACAGCAAGAATTAGCTAAGATCCCCGCTGGTGGAGGATCTAAAGGATCTCTAGTTACCAATCAAGTAGAACAATGGTTGAATGGTACACTAAATGATAATTCATTAACTGATGGGTTAGAGAAGTTGTTGAAGCAATCCTCTCTCGGTCGTGAAGAAGATGGAACAGATTACGACGCTGATGGTGAAACCGATCTTAATAAGATGGGTGAAATACACGAAGATTATGATGTTAAGGTCGGCGACAAGGTGTCTGATTGGACACCTGAAGTAGAAAATGATGTAGATACTGTAGAAGCTGTTTATAACAATGGTGCTACTGAAGAGATGGTAATAAAATCATCCAATGGCAAATACTATGGGATGAATAGAGAAGATGCATACTTCATGGAATTCATCGAAGGTCATGTTCCAGAATGGGTAATCAAGGCTGAAGAGAAGAAAGGTCAGAGATTCAATGATAAGGATAGAGAGATCCTAAAGAATATGGGGATCCAGGGCAAGAAAAGAGCTAGTCAGAAGACAGCTGCCCCTAAGATCATAGGAGTCTCACAACAGATCGAGTCAGTCCTTAAGGATCTCATCCTCGGACCAGTACGTGATGTTATGCAGCGTCTCGGTACAAGTGTGGAGACTAAAGCTATTAAGGATACATACTTTGAACTAGACTCAGCTCTTCATAAGGCTTTAAAGCAAGCTCAAGTAGGCTCTAAGCTCATTGCTGATAATATTTCTAGAATAAAAGAGAGTGCTGTCAAGCATGTCGAAGTAGTCGAGAAAGAATCTAGTAAGCAAGCTGGTCTAGAAGATCTAAATGATTATGCCCATGATATCGTAGAAGCTGTCTTCGTTGATCATCAACCATCAGAAGTTCGTAGATGGTGTGGTGGGAATAGTAGATTATTACAATCTATTGTAGGTCAATATATCAAGACTTTGTTCCCTGAATCTAATTTCGAACCAGATTCTACTGAATATGCCCATGTTCGTGATATGGCTATAACAGGGATAAAGAATTATTTTGAAGCAGGTGGATATGACGAGCAAGGTGTGTCAGCACCAAAGAGAGCTCCCTTCAAGGAAGATGATGAAGTAGTCGACAATCTCCAATTTGATGATAAGGATAAAGACGTGCTAAAGAGTATGGGAATCAAAGGATCCTTCAACAAGTTTAACGCTTGTATGGAGAATGGTGGTCTTCAACATGTAGTAGAAGTTATGGCCCCTACTGAGATTGAAGGATTAGTATCTGAGTTACCTAATGATTATGCTTCTTATCCTGAGTTATCAAGTGTCAAGGATTTATTAGTAGATGCTTTGGTTAAGATTAATGAATTCGAAGCATCAAAGATGGCTAGCAAGTTTGCTTCATGTGGTAACTGCGAAGATTGTGAATGTGATAAAGAAGACCACAGTCATGCAGATGCCCCTGATTCTAACACCGCAGCTAATGTAGATACCACCGAACAGGGTGTAGATTCTTTCTATTCCGAGCATGATGCTGTATATGCCTCTTTAGATTCTACTAAGTTAATGTTAGAAGCATCTAAGTATGCTTCAACAGTTGAGATCGACGCTGTTACCGATGCTCCTACTGCTGAAGCCTTCGGGGACACAGTGGAAAATGCTGAAGCATTCCTGCTAGAAGCTGCTGATCGGTTTGAAGATGGTACTATTGCTGATATACAATCTGCTCTTCTAGCTGCTAACTACACAATCGGTGTAGCACAGAAGGCCATCGAGAATTGCTTAGGTCCTGAGGCTCTTCTAGTACTAAGTTCCCCTGTAAGTGATTTAATCAAGTAACTATTTCTATAACAATGATTTTATACTTTATATTAAGTGAGGAGCAATAAATGGCTAATTCTAACTATCTATACCGCCAAGGTGCTAGTGCCCAGACAAAAGCTGTAGTCAGTACACGATTCAAGCTCTATTCCCATGCTGTCGGAGTAGGTAAGTTTGCTCGTATCGGTGTCACCAGCAGCTTCCAGTTATCAGAATCAAGAAACATCGAAGCCATTCGTGGTCTAGGTTTCGGTGATCAGGTAGCTGAGCTTATTCCTGGTGTAACTGCCCCAATGACCCTTACTGTAGACAGAACCGCTCTTTATCTACAGAATCTTCAACAGCAGTTCGGCTACAAGGCTGGTGTATCTGGTCTAGTACGTTCGTTGAAGCATCACAAGTGGCCTTTCGACATCAAGACCGAGATCGTATTCTCTGAACTAGAATCTGAGAATCCTGATCGCAGCCAAGCGACTCCTGCCATCGTAACTAATAACGAAGGTGGATTAAACAACCTAGGTAATCCTGGTCTGTACGCCATTGTTACTGTATACGAAGGTTGCTGGATGACTAGCTACTCTACTGGTTATCAGGTAGAACAGGCTGCTGTAACTGAGAATTGCAGCATTATGGTAAGCGACGTATTCGACATCTCTGGTTCAGTATATGGAGAGTTCATCGATAGTGGCTTGAACAACAGTGATGTAACGGGTCGTTCAATCCGTTATCAGTAAAATATAATTTCCTCACTTTAATGGCTCCTGAAAGGGAGCCATTTTATTACTATCTATAGGTATCTAGATAGCTTCCTATCCCTTATATGATGACATCTTATAGGTACATATGAGACATATTGCTAAGAAAAATTTCATGGATTTGGCTAAGGAACTTAGTCTAGAACATCTCCAACCCTTTCTAGAAGGTCTTAGAAAGAATGTGATGCCATTGGTTCCAACAGATGATCCAAAGCTCCATAAGATGTTCGTAGATACAGAGAATAAAATTTATGGTATCATGAAGAAACTACATGATGAATCAACACTCATGGCAGTTAATAATGAAGCATCAAAGACGAGTACAAAAGCTGCTGCGTTAAAAGCTATATGGGCTAAGAAAAAGAAAGCTCTAGATGCAGTGAATGAAGAACTCGGTAAACCTACTTATGAACCTAGAAAAGATTTCGATAGAAATGATAGTCCTTTCTACTCTAAGGGAACTGAGACTAATTTAGTAGCTCCTGATCCCCCACATGACCCAAAGGTTGGTGCTTTCGAGCAGATGCCTAAGTTGTTCAATGATTCAATAAAAGAACTCTGTCGCGTTGCTATGAATAATGGATATGCTCGGGTCGTAGCTACCCCAGCTAAAGTCAATTTTAAGAAGCGTATAGAAGACTCTGGTTATGATTATGATGTAGAATATAAGAAGACACCAGAAGGTTGGAAGATGCAGGGTGGAGAAGTTCGTACTAAGTATGAATTTGCCCCTGATATCGAGATGTTCGTAAGAAGATTGAAATCAGCTGACATCAAGCAGCATCCAGCTCCTGAGAAACTTCCTCCTCGTGATGACATCAGAACTCATATGGATCAGGAAGTAAAGAAGGAAATACAGAACGACCCTGATCTTAAGAAAGAAGCTCGTCGTAGTATGAGAAGGAAATAAAATGGGTATAAAGAAATCAGCAGCAGCTAAAGTACAAGATCCAATATTCTCTCTAAATGATTGGCAGAGTCTACATGGAGATCGTATACGATCATCTATGTTAAAGACAGCAGCGTTACCTAATGATAAGAAATATCTATTATCACACTGCACAATTATGGCTTCTGTTATGACAGAATCTGAACCTTATGATTGGTTCATTAAGCCAGAGACTAGTATCTATGTAAATAACAATGATGATTCTTGGGAGAATGAGGTTCTTCGTTTATCTCACAGATCTTTCGTAGGATCATTCAATTTCGTAGAGCATTATCAGAATACAAAAGAGTCGAAGGGAACCATTGTCGATTCAATCCTTAGAAGAATCAAAGTAGCTGATCCTGACCTATGGGTATACTATTGTGATCTGTTAGTAGCTACTGCGTTAGAGCATGATGAGTTAGTAGAAGAGATCAAATCTGGTGATGTTCGCTACATGAGTATGGGATGTGTTACAGATGTAGTTATCTGCTCATATTGCGGTCATCAAGTAAAAGAAGGTGATACGAATTGCTATCACTTATCCAGACATAAGGGTGAATTCCTTCCTGATAATGATGGAGTAGTTCGTCGTGTAGCTGAGCTCTGTGGACATAAATCATTACCAAATGGTGGTGTTACTTTCATCGAAGCTTCATGGGTTGAAACTCCTGCTTTTCCTGGTGCAGTCAATCGCGGAATTATCGCTAATGAATGGTCAGGACCATCTGTTAATCCCAAGTCTGCGAGTGTTTTAGAAGGTAAGATGGCAAAAGCTGCATCTGGTTCATCTATAAATAATGAACTTTCTATCAATAATGTGGTGACTAATAGAGATATAGCCACTATGAACGCGATGTTTAAATAATAACTTAACACCTCATTAATAAGCCTCATCTTAAATAGGACCTTGAAAGGATAGATATGTCAAACCTGAGAAACCGGATTGCTGCCAGATTACAAGCTAAGAAGTCAGAGGAGCTCAAGAAAGCTTCTCAGATTAAAGCAGCTGCCTCATGGACCATCGCAAAGACGATGTTACCAAACGCTCCTACTCCTGTACAAGAGAAGTTAGCCACTGCGCTATTAGCTTCTGGACAGAAGGTCCTCGTAGCTGCTCTAAGACAGACTGCTATCAATGCCTCTTATGCTAAGATGGCTGAGACCCTCAAAGAAGTCCACAAGGTTTCTCTCAATGACTTGATGGAAGATGAGTCTCTCTTGAAGAAGCTCAAGAACGAAGTCACCAAGGAACTCAAGACTGATGAAGCCGTCAAAGTCGCTAAGGCTAAGAAGGCTGATGAAGTCTCTGATGCTCCTGCAGAAGACCTTCCAGTAGAAGACGCTCCTATCGATGATCTACCTCCTGCTGATCTACCTTCATTAGATGCTCCTGCTGATCTACCTCCTGCTCCTGTAACTGATTCTCCAGTAATTCCTGCTGAGAATAAGGTCGAACTTCACAATAAGATCGATCAGGCTGAACAAGCCATCTCTGATCTCGAGAGAGAAATCATGAATACTCAGGAGTCAGAACTCAACATTGAAGCTGCCTTCAATGATGAAGTAGCTGGTGAGAAGAAGATGAATCTAGCTCACGAGGAACATGTCCATGACGAGCAGTTCGAAGTAGATGTCGATTGGGATGATGATTCTGAGTTAATCCCTGACCTCAAGGACCAGGAAGAATCTCATGAGGAAGATGGCTTCTTCGGACCTTCTAGCGTTGAGACCATGGAAGCTTCTCTTGATGGTGACGAAGGTTTCGATGTTGCTGCTGAGTCTGATGCCAGCCAGTTCTTCACTGGTAAGGAATCAAGCCAGATCGATCAACTAGGTCAGTTAATGCACAGAGCTAGTGATGTTGTTAAGCCTGGTACTCTCGCCGATAACTTCGAAGCTGACTTCGATGATTCTCGTGATTTCGATACCGATCATGAAGATTCAATCCTCGGCGATCTTTTAGGTAAGTTACCTCAGGCTGAGATGGAACAAGAGCGTGACACTGAGCCTTCTATGGAACTTCCTAAGAATGCTAAAGCTGCTAAGCTCCAGCCCAAGACTCTCGTTCGTGCTAAAGGTGGAAAGCCTGTTAAGTCATTAGGTGATGTAGTCTCCACCAATAAGACTGCTTCTGAGTCTGATCTCATTGCTCGTGCTCTTTTCGGCGACGAAGAATAATCGATAATATTTTCTAGTAGAAGAGGCCTACAAAGGCCTCTTTTATTATACAGGGTATATTATTTTACTGTAACTGACTCTGCTAAACTTATCTATATAATAGTATAGTTACTTCTAATCATTATTATGAATCGAGCAATCTATGTAGAACTCGCCGTCTTGGCTGTTCGGGTTGTTCAAAATATTAGAGGAGTTATCCATGTCAATGGATTTCGAATACTACGGACAGAATGACGGAACCGTCGCTCCTGACGTAGCCCTAACAGGCGATCCCTCTGTAGACCAGGGTGTCTTAAAGACTGCTGGTTACTACGGTGGAAAGATCATGGCTCTCAAGACTTCCGCAACTGGTGGTCGTGGTGTTGTCGTGGTTCCTTGCAACGGTGCCACAATGACCCCTTATGGTGTCTTGATCAATGGTGCTGGTAACTATGCTGAGTCAATCGGACCTTCTGGTTCAAGAAAGACCCCCATTGTTCGTGCATTCGCCAAAATCAAGGTTTCTAACGAAGGTACTAACGACCTTTGCTACGAAACTTCACCCACAGCTGCTTATGCCGTCGGTGGTCTTCTTTATGCTGGTGACGGAACCACAGCTGCCCTAGGCACCTGGACTTCTGACAAGGCTGTAGGAGCTCTCAACGCTGGAATTTGCACCCACATCCCAACTGGTGCTGAGCCTTGGCTCGGCGTCGCCATGTTGTTCTAAGGAGAGGCGAAAATGAGAACTCTATCACGCACTCAGCAACAGATGGCTCAGTTAGGCCAGCTCTTAAAGTCCCCTGGTGGACGTCAGAAGCTTGCTTCTGCCCTAGGACCCTCACTCCGTAGACGTAGAGACTACATGAGCATCGCTCGTAAGGCTCTAATGGTAGAAACACTCCCTGAGGGTGCACTTCCTATCTACGACAAGGAATTCGACGAAACTGGTCGCTCCTTCGTAGAAGCTTACGTCGTCGGTGAAGAAGGTGGCGATATCATGAAGGTTACAAAGCCAAAGCGCGTAACCGTTCCTACCTTTGATATCACCAGCAATCCCATGATTCCCATCAGCCAGATCAAGGAACGTCGTTTTGACATCGTCGAACGCGCTCTAAATCTTGCCAAGGCTGAAATCGGTGCCGTAGAAGATGGTTATGTCTTCGGCCTATTCGATGCTATCGCTACCGCTGCTATCGGCGCTACCGATACCGATCCTCTTTACAACTCCGACGTAGCTGTTAGTGGTGCAGTAACTCCTGCCCTATTAGCTGATGCCTTCGGTAAGGTAGAGCGTCACGACATTAGCGTCGCCTTCGTATTCATGAATCCCCGTGACTACACCGATCTACGTAAGTGGACCGATGCCACCGTCGATCGTGAGACCGAGCGTAAGTTGCTCAAGACTGGTGTAATGGGTTATGTTTGGGGTGCCACCGTACTCCAGAGCAGAAAAGTAACCGTTGGTGTTGTATACGTACTCGGCGATGCTGAGTTCCTAGGTGTAATCCCCGAGCGTATTCCTCTAACCGTTATGTCTGCTGATCGCCCTGACCTTCGTCAGATCGGTTTCGCTTGCTTCGAGAATCTCGGATTCTTGACCTGGAACGTTTCAGCCGTTTGTCGTCTAGCTATCACCAGACCATAAACCTAACAGAAGATTCATTCTTCTTTTAAAGGAGCCTTCGGGCTCCTTTTTATTACTTAAATATAAAATAGTTATTTCCTAGACTATTAATGTTAGAGAGATATTAATTCAAGGAGTTATACTATATGATGAATTCATATACATTCAAGCAGTCTGTAACCTTCACTGAACATAACTTTCAGTCTCGCATAGGGGATCTCTGTATATATCATACTGATACACAGCACTTAGTCACCTATAGAGAGGATGCATTAGCTGCTCAGTTCCCTGTTCGCCAGATAGCCTTAGACTCTATGGAAGAGAAGGGCTGGCTCGTACGTACCCAGGCTCCTGAGTTAGAGAAGAAGGTTGAGATCGATGAAGTCGTAGTACCTGTGACAGAGGAAGTCTTTGATCAGACTATCAAGGATGAAGATACTCAGGAAGTCTTAGAGTCAGGATCTACTGAAGAACTAGTCGAAAATGATACTGATGATTCAGTAGACAATGATGAAGAAGAGACTGAGGTCGAAGAAGGCTCAGCAGAAGATAAGCCAAAGCGTCGTGGTGGTCGTCCTAAGAAGAAGTAGTATATTGTAGCTTTGGGATTTCGGCCTTCTAGATGAAGGCCGATTTTATAGGGAAGTTATGAAATTCTTATCATTCAAGATCAGAGATTTCGTGAACTTAGAGAAAACAGCTAAGATAGCTTTCTCTCTTAAGGATCTAGTTAACCTTACTAGTGAGCAAGGTGTAAGAAAATCTAAGAATTGTAATATCTCGGTTAAGAATGTAGATCTGGATTCGATGCTCTTAACTTACAATGTTAGATGTAAGGAGAAAGGATCTGATCCTAAGGGACATGTCGTTAAGATTCAATTCGACCCATCCCAGATAGATGATAAATCTACTATAAATGATCTAGATGTTAGAGTATCTTGTGGGTGTCCTGCATTCCTATACTGGGGAGCTCAGTGGAATCTAGCTCAGGGAGATGCTTTAGAGGGAGAACCTCGACCTTTATTACAAGCTCCAACCGATCCAGCTAGATTCCAGAATGTCATTTGTAAGCATCTCAAGGTAGTTAGTGATAGAGTCAATCCGTTCTTGAAGCGACTATTAGATAAGTATAAAGAGAAATCTACTGAGAAGACTCTTGAGCGTTATGAACCTACAGCTCCCAGTGTTAAACAAATAGAAGAGCCTGACGACGATGAGATTGTTGAGATCAATCCTGAACCTAAAAAGGTAGAGAAGAAAGTTCCTGAGAAGAAAGAAGAACCAAAGAAAGAAGATAAGAAGATTAAAGAAAAAGTAGAGAAACCTAAGAAAGAAGAGAAAGTCGTTGAAAGAACCAATCCAGTGAAGTCGTATTAATAGTTTGTTGACTTCATGACCTTTAATTGATGATATAACTATGGAGAATTATCATGGCAAAAATTCAAGAACCCGATGCTAGCGTACTTAACAGACTAGCTGCTAAATCTGCTGGCAAGACTGCTACTGAAGGTCATTCAGAAGTAGCATTCAAGGATCATGAGGAATTCCTAGCTACCTTAGATGATATCCTCTCAGAAGACAACAAAACATCTTGGGATCCTAACGAGCCTACTCTAGACTAACTATTAAGTAGATCATAGGGATTGACGATATGAAGAAACTATCTGCAGATATATTTAAAAGTGTAGTGGCTAGCGAGGCCTTTGATCATTTAGAGGCTAAGACTGAAACTAGTGATTCAGTCTCTAATAGTTTAGAGGGTCGTGAAAAGCCAACTAATCCTCGCGCAGAGAATACTCATGCAAAGTTTGCTGGGTTCTATGAGGATTATCTGCAGAAAGCTCTTAACGACATTCACAAGGAATGGCGTGACAAGAATTATACTCTTGAGCAGATGCTAGAGAATCTACCAACCGATACCCACAAGATGTTGTTCGCTCTTGCTAAGCTCCATTATCAAGTACAGAATGGTGGTTTCCAGCAGTGGATTGACAATGGGTATGCTGGTAATGGACAGGGTGATCTATTAATCCAGGATCTACCTACTCAGGGTGTCCTCGGTAATATTCGTGCTATTCTAATCCGTGTACTAGAAGCGTTACAAGATCATGCTGAAGAGAATGATTCTGAATGCCATTCCTTTGATGATGCTGAAGAAGTTCTAAGAAGCACGAGCAATTCAGATAGAGATACATGGACTATCTTCTGTGAAAGTAATCCTTCTGAAGTAGCCAGTATTGAACAGTGTCTCGGATTTGATCTAGAATCACACCAGATGGAGATTCAATTCGATACTGATGAGATTCCAGTAGAAGAAGTCAAGAAATTACCTCAGCAGTTAGAAGATATGTCTGATTGCGACGCCTGGATGAGTTTCATTGATGATCACGAGCAATCTACAGTCATGCAGTGGCTTGATCTAGATGAATCTGGTCTAAGAGAGTTCGAAACTGGTCTCGGTGAACTCTACAAATTCTTTAATGCCTTTAATGCATGGGAACGCAATGGTGGTGATACAAGCGATCTAGAAGGTAATCTTGACAACTGTGATACAGATTACTACAGATCGGTTGAGAATGATGAAGAGTATTTCCAAGAAGTCTCTAATTTCTTAGAAACCCTCGAACCTAATGTGGCCAGTTTGAAAGCATCATTTAAATTAGGCTCCATGGTCACCCCTTATAATTCAAGACCCTTCAGGGTTATCGCTGCTGCTAATACCACTGATGACTATAGAATCCAAGCTCGCTATCTTGATGGTTCAATAGAAAGCTTGAATAAGAAAAAGCTAGCTGTTCTAACAAATTCCCTCGGTACACTACAAAGACGCTTCTCAAACTTTATGCGAACTGCTTACAACAAAGATTTTGACTTGTATGTCAAAACCGCCATCCGGGAAGCTGGGCTTCCCGTAGATGACGATATGAATTGGAGCAACTTCCTAGAGAAGATCTATAAGAGTGTATCTAATGACCCAGATCTCCGTGATGAGGTAGCTCACCACATGATCATCACTCATCTTTATCATCTTAGAACTTTGAACAAGTTCGATGCTAAACGTGGTCCTGATCAGGATAACGAATTGGCTAAGAAGGTCACTACCTTCTTAAAGAAGATGTTCAGTTACTCAGTATCCAAGGCTAGAGATTGGATCGGGGTCAACTATGGATATGGTAAGACAGTTAAGGAAGAAGTCACTAATCCTGAGACTGGTAAAAGAGAAGAAGGAATGGTCTTTAAGAAAGAGATCCAGCCTGAATACTCTGTTGGTGATCAAACCTTCAATATCCTAGATAATCATTCTGTCAATGATGATCACTCTGATATAGAATCTTCACAAGATTTCTTGGATTTTAAGAATGCTTTCTATCCTTGGTTGATCCAGGACATGGGTAAGATTGTAGGACCTAATCTTGTTACTCTTTTCGAAGCTACATTAAATAATGAAGATCCTGATGCTGTGTGGGAAGAATTCAAAACTAAGACAAGTAAGTCTTACTCATACTACAAGAAGGCTGTTGCTAATCTTAGAGAATGCATAAGAAAGTTCGTTGCTACCGGAAAAGTGGACACAACTAACCTATTAGTTAGATTAGTGAATGACTACAATAAGAAGCTACAGAAGATGGTTCCAAAAGAACAACCTGTCACCAGTTCATTAGAGGAGAACAAAGTGGGTAAGTTAGCTGAATTAATCGCAAAGAAGAAACTAGCTGCTAAAGCTACTGAAGTAAAAGCAACACCATCTAAGTACGCTAAGCTTAAGAGATTAGCTGCTGATGAACCTGAAGCCATTGGTGAAGCCATCGCTGAGCTTCGTGATAAGTTCATGTCTCAGGTAGAAGCTCTAGATGCATTGGCCGAGAACCTAAATCTAACTCCTGAAGATGTAGAACCAGGTTTAGAGGGTGTAGAACCTGAAGCTGAATTCTCAGAGTTCGAAGCTGAGAAATCTTCTTCCAAGAAAGCTAGCAAGTTTGCTGCTGGTCTTCGTCGTACCGCTGATGAAGAGCCTGAAGAAGTAGAGATTTCTCTCAACGAGATCTATTCTAACATCGATGTGTTGGCTCAGGGTGTAGAAAATCTAGCTGATAACCTTGGTGTTGAACTCGTTGAAGAGCCCTCTGAAGAAGAGGCAGAGGAATCCACCGAAGAAGCTGAAACTGAAGAAGCTCCAGCTGAGTAACGAAAAATAGTATTCGATAAAATAGCTCACTGAAAATGTGAGCTATTTTATTATTCGTTGGTAATAATTAAGGTAACTACCTTGTATTAGGATTTTATAAATGAGAAAATTAGCATGAGTCCTGAATCATCTGTTTATTTCGACTCTATCATTAGTAAACGTTCAGTAGAAGCATATGAACAGGATGAGGAAAAGTTCTTAGATCAGACAGTCTCTTTAGAGACTCAAAATGATTTGATAGAAGAACACATCTCCATGTATATAAAGGAGAATTTCTTAGATTTCCTCAAGATACTACGTAGTATAAGCATCGAAGATCAGGAACTCTTACTCAGCTACTATATGATAAGTAAACCCCAATGGTGTCTAGCCAAAGTACATAGAAGTACCCAGACAATATGTAGTTTTAAGATTCGTATGGCTGTAAAGAAACTAGGGGCTATTATAATCTTCGGTACAGAACCATGTCTCAAGAAAATGAGTGCTGTACTCGAATCTAACAATCTAGAATCTATCCATAAAACAGTCAAGACCTCTATATTAATAGATGATTATAGAAAGTATAGAAATTTCTCCATCGTAGCTAAAAAGAATAATATTCATAGACCAGATGTTAGAAGAATCTTATCCCAGGTATCTAAGATCCTATTAGCGAAGGAGGACGAATTAAGTCTGTCCTTAGGAGCTATGGTATATGGCTTGATAGATAAGGCTTCAGCTAACGGCCAGGGTTTTAGTAAGAGAAAACTAGATAAGATGAGCTTCTTGTATAAAGAGGATCCTGAAATACTAGGATCCTTCTGTATAGATGTAGAGGATAAGGCGTTCGAACATGTTATGGTATCCCGTGCTAACCATTAAATAACTTCTCTCCCCTATTAATGATGACTTATATCTGCAGTCTAGGGGGATTATATGGCGAGTCAAAATAGAAAAGCAGCCCACAGGTTGCAATCTGACTCAGATTTAGCTAATGAGGTATACGATTCTTTGTTACCAAAGATGGCATCAGCTAACTTCGTTATAAATAGATTAGGCTTAGTTCGTGTAGCTGGTAACATGTATGAATGTCCATCTACAAAAGATTTCTGGCAGGTTAAAGAAGGTAAGATCATGCGTCTTACTTCTACCAATGAGGTTGATAATTCAGAGTCCTTGGTGGCTGCTGATTCAACTGATCCAGAAGCAAGTCTAAAACAGATATTAGCTGATTTAGAATTCTACGATTAAGGAAACAAAATGACTAAATTTTATGCATCAATCATAGACCAGATTCTAGACGATGTAGCCCCTTCCTATGAGAATACTAAGGAAGAGAAAGGTAATGGAGATGCTATTCGCTCCATTACTAAGGATAAGTCGGATAATCTGTTATCTGAACTCGGTGGTAAATCTCACCACACTGTAGTCCCTTCTGGGATCATAGCTAATAGAGAAGATTGGAGAGATCAGACCAGTAAATCCTTCGATGATGGGTCTGTACTAGCTTCTGCTCTTAAGGCTGCATCTGGTGAATCAATCGATGGTTTAGAGAAGAAGATGCTCTCTGATAAAGAGATCCAGAGCAAGATCGATGCTATGTTGCATCTCGGTTGGAATCCTGATAGAGTAGGACAGAATCTTAACAAGATTGCTGAACTAGCTGTATTCAATAGAGGATTAGCTGCTGATTATCTAAATGATCGTGCTGGTCTTGTAGGTCTATCATACATTGAACCTAATCATTTCATGAAGAGTTCTGGATCTAAGGGCTGCATCGAGACATTCAATAAGATTAAGAGAGAAGGTACTTTAAAGGCTGCTAGCGTAAAGAAGACATCAGCTTGTGACTCTTGCAGTCATTGTGCTGGTAACAGATGCACCCTTTATAGACTACCTATTGTAGCTAGCAATCAAGAGCTACAGACTGTAGTCAATCAGGTTACAGCTCGTGTTGGTAAGAAAGCTAGTAAGCAAGCCCTTGTTGATATCCACAATGGTGCTCAGGAAGAATCTAATACAATGGCCCCCAGAGTTCAGTCTGATTATAGTATCAGATCTGCTGGTGATAAGCAGGTAGCTGAAGAAACTGTTATAACAGCTACTGATTTCAGAAAGGCTATCGAAGCTGGTAAATCATTCAATGAAGCTTTCGTAGAAGCTCGCTCAAAAGCTGGTACACTCAAGGCTAAGAATGCTGCTAAGAATTATATTAATGAATTGAAGAAGACCGGATCCAAAGTCAATCTTGATCGTATCGATTGTAAGTACTTGACTGGGAAGCTAGCTTCTAAGAATGCTATAGTAGGTTCCAAGAAGTGTGCTGGATGCACTTTCAGAACTGGTATGCACTGTGGTATGACTGGTGGTACTCTCCTAACTTTCCCTGGTCTCGATAGAGTAAACACCAATAAGAACGCTAGTGAGAATGTAGAATATGATGGTAATACACTTAATTCTCAGGTAGGTCTTGATACTAGTGTCCAACAGGATTTCCAGGTAGAAATTAAAGAGATCACTAGACATGATGTTGATCTCGGTACCTTTGGCGTCGGAGAGATCTAAGTGTCTGAAGTAGATATTCTTTTTGATGAGAATGATAGAGTAGTCCTAGAAGGGTCCTATGACTCTAGAGCTGGGAACTATAATAAGATAATGGATCTAGTTAATGATCCAGATGCTCCTCTAACACTCATCAACAGAATGATTGCTGTTGAGATGGCCAATGTCATCAAAGAGATCTCTGGTATTGCATCTAATCCATTATCTCAAGTCAGTTTGAAAACCAGAGAAGCTCAGGTAAAATCATTAAGAGAATTATCTAAGACTCTCCAAGAGAATGAAACTCTCTCTAAACGAGATGTATTAAACTTTGATGGTCCTAAGTTTCAGTATGCTGTTCGTGAGATAGTAACCATGATGAAGAAATCTATCATCCAGGCTGGCTATCCAGAAGAAAAAGCTAATGATATTCTTAGAACTTTCAGAGATATGATGGCTGTACGTGAACCTGAGTTAAGAAGAGAAGTAGAAAAAGTAGAAATTACTAAATCGGAGAAATAAATGGCAACCAAGTCTTATAGATCATACCTTTCTTTCACTGCCCCTGATGAGATGATTGCTCAAGTAGCCGAAGCTATCAAGACACAAGGTGTCAAAGAGGCTAACAAAGGCAATGTAGCTAAGTTAGAGATCTGCAAGAAATCATATAGAGAAGACATCGTTATCGGTGATCTTTATGTAGTCCCAGCCTCAGTGTGTAAGAACGCTAAGGATTTCCCTATAGCCTTACTAGCCTCTGGTGCTTTCAAGAAACTGAATGCTGAAGAAGCTGTCGAAGCCAGACTCCAGTTCTTAGCATCAGAAGATATGTCTAAAGAAACTCTCAAGCTAGCTAAAGAGATGCTATTCACTAACGATCAGGGAGAGGTTTCTGATCTAGTGGTATTCCATCCAGCTTGGGCTAACATTGCTGACGTAAAGGTAATCCATCTTAATCCTGAGACATTGTTCTTAGATCTCAGAGATAAGGTGTTCACTGCATTATATAATCCAACATTATCTAATTCTTTCGAACAGATCAAGGCATTAACTGGTGCCTACAGAGTTGAGTCTATCCCACTCCAGCAGCATGTCTTTAAGACTCCTAGTTATGGCACAGCTTACCCTGAATTCGCTAAAGGATCTGAGATCGAAGCTACAGAGACTAAGGTTAAGCTCGGTGATCCTGATGCGGCTGGTAAATCAGTTGGTAAGGACGCAGTAAAGGCTCTGAATATCAAGACTACATTCCGACTCATTGCTAGCTCTGTTGTTCCTGCTGAGACCAAGCGTAAGAAGATTCGTCTGTCTGCTGCTCATATAAATGAATTAGAAGAATCTATCCTAGAACCTGAAGAATTAGAGCTATTCAATCGTGTAGAAGATGTCCTAGATAATAAGAATATAAAAGCTAGCTCTGAGACTGGTCTTCGTAATAGAGAAGATTATGGATCTCCTGATTCTAAAGAGAATGTAAGTTCTGCTGATGTAGATGGTCCTGATCCTAAGAAAGCTACTCAAGATGTAGATCAGGATGCTCGTATGGTTCTGAAGAAGATCCGTATCGATCTCAGAAAGATGGAAGATTCTGGAGAAGAGTCTGAACCAGCTAAGTATGACAAGCTATTCAATGACTACCTCAAATTAGAGAATTTCGTCAGAACAAATGGTAAGGATGGTTCTGGAGAGGTACAACAGATAATCCAAGATCATATGCAGAATATGCCTGATGCTTCTAAGGAAATCCAGGATGTTAAGGATCTCCCAGCTAAGGTTGAAGCTGATCAGGTCGTAGTAGAAATGCCTAAGGAAGAGTTCGTAAAAGAACATGAGAAGCTTGTTAAGACTCTCGAAGAAGGTACTGATAGTGAGCAGTTCGAAGAAGGTGAGAAGCAGGATGAGGAATTAAAAGAAGTAGAAGCTGCTGCCTCTGGATCTTCTGCTTATCGTGTGGACACTTGGTTCGAACGTGGAGAAGGTCAAGTCACCTTATATAAGGGTGATGAAGAGATCGCTTCCTGGTCTGGTGAAGAACTCGTTGAGTTAGTAGAAGATGGATACCTAAGTCCTAAGGACTGGTTGAAGTCAGCTATCGAATATGCTGAGATGCATGGGTTATTAAAAGAAGCTTCCCAAGAAGAAATCTTAACAGAACAGCTTCCAATGAATGCTGATGATTGGTTTCAGTATGAGAAGTTAGAAGATTCTGAGCAGTTGAATCCTGTACCTGTCACTGCTTCCTCTGATAGTAAGTGGAGTGTAAAGTGGTCAGAGTTCAATGCTAAGGATCAGGTAGTTAATAAGACAAGAGAGTTCGCTACCGAGAAAGCTCGTACAAAGTTCACTAAGCAGTTACAAGATCATGCTAATTTCAAGCGTTTCGAAGCATGGGCCGATCCTACACCAGAAAAGAAAGAAGCATATGGTGAGAAGATAGAACCCAAGTTAGCCTTCACTCTCATGGTTCCTGGTCAAGTATTAGAAGGTTTCTATCCTGAGCTAGCTGAACAGCTAGAGATTCAACCAATGGGTAGAGAATATAATCATTCTCCTTCTCCTGAGATGCTCCAACGTAGCTTGGATCAGCAGGATTCAGGTGATGAGACAAAGGGCCCAGCTGGTGTAGGCCTAGGACCTAACGAACCTCAGGGTCAGGCAGCTCCATTACGTAAAGAGCTATCATTACGTGGTCCTGGATTCACCAATACATTCTATACACCACATGATGATCTAGATCCTAGTTCATTAATGATGGCTAGCAAGAAAGGGTCTAAGACTGCCAGTGTAGAGAACAAGGCTAAGCTCGCTGACGTTCTGAAGAAGATCTGTGGCCAAGTTGCTGCATCTCTCGTAGCTGGATTCCAGTTAACCTCTAGACCATTATTCACTGATGTACCTCAGGAGTGGACTCTGGATCTAGCTAGCTTAGAGAGTGGCATTCAATCTATCAGTGCTGGTATCATGCCTGTACAGCAGACTGGCTTCGGCTTCAAGGCTCTTGGTGCTGATCTCAACGACTCTGATATGGTAGAGGCTCTCAACACTGCATGGGCTCAAGCTGCTGTATGGAACGATGAGGGTGATACTGGATTCACATATGAAGTATTCGTCCGTGCTGAGAAGCTCGATCTAGAAGCCCTTACTCTTAAACTAAAGTATGTGATCAAGAAGAAGGATTGAGAGGATTGTCTACATGCTCTCTCGATTACTTACTAGACATAAACAAGCTGTAGCTCCCACTAAATCCATTAAATCTAGAACATGGTGGCATGGTACCACTAGAGAAGCTGCAAACAAAATCATACATGAAGGATTCAAAGCTCGAGAGATAGAATTAGCTAATGATCAAGGTTATCTAGCTCCACAGGAAGGAAGGATATACTTCGCTGACTCTATTAAACAAGCATTTAGTTACTCAGCATTGAGAACCGGAGCAATCGGAGCTTCGGGAAATCTTTATATCTTCCAGATTCCAGGATCGGCTTTCAATGATATAACATTAGATGAAGATACATTAGCTGATATCATTATAGCTTATGCTGGTAAAGATAATCATACCGATGATCATTTAGATTCTACAGCAGCTATGAACATTAGTATCTATGCTAAGAACAATCCTAGTGTATGTAAGGCAGTATTCGAGATGATGAAAAAGAATCTACCTAGATTTAAAGAGATGGTAGATTCTAGTAATTATAATTTCGATGAGTTAGTACCTTTGTGTAAGGCAGCTATTCAGAAAAAGATAGTACCAGATTTCCTTACTCTAAAGATCATAGATGAGCTACCAGCTGCTATAACATCTGATGGGGTTATCTGGCCTGATAAACTCTACATAGTCCCATTAGATGGTTACTCTCAAATAGAGAATAATTTTGAAGTGAACGATTCTTTCGTTCAGGATTTGTGGGAGCATGCTAAATCCCATATGAAGGTAATAGAAGTGAATCATGGTCGCTAAAGCAATAACACCTAAGGAATATTTCATTACAAACCCTATTATACCTAAAAATAGATATACATGTGGTATATATAAGATAGTATGTATAGAAACAGGTAAAATGTATATAGGGAGTTCTAAAAATATTAGGGGGAGATGGTACGGACACGTCGGAAAATTAGAAGAGAATAAACATCACAGTGATAAGCTACAAAATGCATGGAATAAATATGGATCTACATCTTTTGAATTCCACATCATAGAAATATGTATAGACAGAGAGATTAGATTAAATAGAGAACAACAGTATCTGGATTCTTTAGATACATATAATAATGGGTATAATAGTACAGATGTGGTTGGGTCTCCTGCACATTCTATAGAGACCAGAATGAAGATGTCTAGAAATAGAAAGGGGAGAAAGTTATCAGAAGAACACAAGAGGAGACTATCAGAAGCAAGCCAACACACTCCTCTAAGTAAAGAACATATAGATACCTTGATCACACTTAATAAAACTAGAATATGGTCTGAGGAATCTAGAAAAAGAATGTCAGAATCTAAGAAAAATCCATCTGTAGATACGAGACAGAAATTACGAGATGCTAATTTAGGTAAGAAACATTCAGAAGAATCTAAGAAAAAGATGTCTGATACACGCCTCGGAAAACCATGTCATTCAGAAGAATCTAAGAGTAAGATAAGGGAAGCTCAGAACAGGCGATGGGCTAAATGGAGGGAAAAGAATGGCAAGGCTAAATAAATTCTCTTCCTCCGCTAGAGAGTCCATCTTAGGACAAATTGTAGATAATGAAATATCTGAGAATACAAACGCACTAAATTTTATTGATTTTATAGAAGGTGAATCAGGTCCCAAAGTTACATTATACCCGGTACAGAGATTCATAGCCAAGGCAATTCTGGGTGTTCCATTAGATTATAAAGAAGGTATCGTCATAGTTAAGGATAAGTATGCTGAAGAAATTATGTATACTTTTACAGAACGACAATATTTAGAATATCTGTATAATGAGGGAAGAGTAAATATAGAGAATTGGCAGGATATACCAGCTAGGGGATTTAATGAAGCTGTTATCTTTGCAGGTCGCCGAGGTGGAAAGTCTCAGCTCATCTCAGCCATAGCCGATTTCAAGTTATATAAGCTACTCAGTATTCGATCTCCTCATGAACACTTCAGTCTAGTAGAAGGTTCTCCAATAGAATTCACTTTCTTAGCCCAGGATAGTGGTGGTGCTAACAGACTCTATGATAAATTCAAGTCTGATATTAACTCATGTGCATTCTTTAGTCCTTATCTCCGTAAGACTCCAGGATCTAAGAATATGGAGTTCGTTACAGAAGCTGATAAAGATAAGAGAGATGTTCTACCTAGTATCAAGGTTGGAGCTTATCCTTGTACTACTAACGCTGTACGTGGTCCTAGCTCCTACTTCCTAGCACTAGACGAATTCGCTCACTTTAGAAATGAGAAGGGTTCTAATTCTGATGAGGTGTATGAAGCAGCTGCTCCTGCAACCATGAACTTCACGAACAAGCAGGGTGAATTAGAGTCACTGATCATGACCATCTCCAGTCCCTGGAAACGAGAAGGTAAGGCTTATGATCTTCATGCTGATGCAATGAAACATGGATCAGACTCTGGTATTTTCACAATGATGTGTTCATCTGCTGAGATGAATCCTCGTTCCAATTCTACCTATCTAAGAAAGAAAGAAGTTTCTGCTGCCTTAACATGGCGAGCTGAGTATGGTGGACAATTCCTAGACTCAGCTGAATCATACGTACCTTTGATGTCTATTAATAATGCTATAGATCGTGGACGTCAGAGTACCACTAGATATCAAGATGATAGGTATTCTAAGTATTACTTCTGGGCACTGGATCTTGGAATGAAGAACGATGCCACAGCCCTAGCTATCGGACATCTCGAATACATGGAAGGTAATGGGATCGTTCTCTATTATGATTTCATCGGTAGAAAGATGGTCGGAGAGGCTCCATATGAGAATGTACATGAGATTCCTCTCGAAGACATCTTGAACTGGATGATAGAACTTAATGACGTAATGCCATGTTATAGAGGATGTACTGACCAACATGGTGGATCCATGTTAACACAGCTCCTAAAAATGAACAATATAGAGAATTTCGATCTAGTACATCTCAACACTGGGATCAACTCTCAGATGTATTACACACTCAAAGGTTTCTTGGATCAAGGACGTGTGAGATTCCCTGATGTTCCTATCTTCGAGAAGGAATTGAAATCGGTTGAAGCTGAGATTATCAGTAAGTATCAGATCAGGGTTCAAGCTCCTAACGAAAAGGGAGCTCATGATGATATGTGTGACGCTGTAGCGTTAGTGGCATATCTAGCTAACCAATTTATGGCTGAAGATTCAAGACGTATGGATGACATCATTAATAACACTAATGTAGATCCATATCTAATGACCCAGACCTTTGATCCTGAAGTTGGGTCATTACAAGGGTTTAAGATGGTAGAACGTATGAGAGCCATGGCTAGACAGGATGTCCCTGGTAGACCCGGACGATTAGCTGGTCGCAGATTCTAATAAGTAATATAGACTGGAGATTCTATGTTCAAGGTCTATATTCTAGTCTGTTTCGTCAGTTCGTTAACAACTCTAGCTATTGCTCATAATAAACTAATCATGAGTGGTCAAGGGTTTAAATCCCCATGGTGGGATAAGATTACAATCTGTGTACTAGCGACTATTCTGATTTCTTATTTCAGTAATATACATCTAGAATTACCGAAAGCTCCATCTGTTTTCATTTCGGTAATTACTTTAATTATTACGATATCATTGTTCATCGTCAAGAACGCAGTTACCGATGCCCAATTCAACCCAAAGGAATATAATGTAGAAACTATGCGAGAGGATTCGCTGTATAAAATTGATGTACGACATCCTCTGATCTACAATATTATATTCTATGGCTGGCTTTTAATCCTCATTTTATAAACTTTCGAGCTCATAAGTGAGTCATACTTATGAGTATAAAATGTTAAGATTACAGCCTCGGACAAGTGAGCTGATGAAGCTCAAGGATCCAGTTAAATCCCTGATTGAAATTATTAACAGTCTCCCGGTCCCGATAGTAGTCATAAAAGATGATGAAGATGGACAGAGAGTTTTATTTAAGAACACGGAATGTGCTCATATATCGGATACTGTCCTTTTAGACTCATATAGAACTGATGATCCTTTATTAGATGAAAGAGAAAAGATATTCAACATGGAAAATGGGGATATCTTATGGCAATTTAGTAGGGATATGGGAGATAGTAGAATAACATTTGATATTCTCTATCCTGTATTTCAAAAGAATGAAAAACCTAGAGGATCCAGAACGTTATCAGAATCTATTCAGAAGATTCGTAATGCTAATGAGAAATTAGAATCATTGATAATGGCCAGGATGGAAAACTTATCCCCGGAGTCGAGGAATAATCTTCTGGCGAAACGTGGGTTACTACCAGTTTAATATGGGAACCCAATTATGATCGAACCGCTCGAGCGTCGCAGAAGATTTCTATCTCAAAACACAGAGATCAAAGATGACTTACAAACCATCTTCACTGCTGCAGAAGAGACGTACTCTGATTTGCGAGAAGTACTGTCTGTCACAGGTGAAGTAGAGAAGGCCGTACAGAAACTTCAGACTATGTTAACGGATCTGTCAAAGGATTCTAATAACAGTCTCGAAGAGGGTGACGACAAACTCAATCAGATTATAGAATTCTGTTCGAATATAAGCGATAGCTTCGAGAGATTGGTTGAATCACTTACAGCTGAGAGTGAGAATCAGGAAGAAGAGATAAAGAAGAATCGTACTCTTCTTAGCAACGTGGCTACTACATATAAGAACATAAGTAATCAGCTACTGCAGGTAAAGCATTCTTTAGATGAAGCTCTCAATGATAGAAAGAAAATCGATCTGGCTGTCAAAGACGCTATTGCTAAGGTAGACCTTATCTATTCAGCGTTACAAGCTCACAACCCCATTATCCTCTTCTTCAAGAATATGAAGGAAGATGAGATTATGAAGCTATTACCTACATTACAGATAGTAATTTTTGAAATCCTGAAAGAAAAAGGTTATAATGCTGAAGGCGTAAAGAAAGAACCCATCATCATAATCCTCAATCTGTTCTTGAATCAGTTAAAGAATAATCTGATTGCGATACTTGCATCTCTAGCTATAATGTGGATCGTAAGAGGATGGTTGGATCTAAATCACCAAGAAATCAAGTCTGGCCCCAAGCAGTATCAACAAGAAATCGAAGAATTGAAGAAAGAAATCATTGATCTTCATAATACTGATAAATCAATAGAATCTAAGCTGGGTAGTAAAAAGAAGAGTGCTCCGAAAATTCCTTAAAAAATTATTCCTGATCTGGGTTCACGGCCGAGTAATAATGATACCTAGACCAAGGAGAGTTCTTTGACTGAAGTCATCGCAGCCGTCGATCAAGAAATTACTGTCCAAAAGTCAGACTTCAGTTACAAGGAGGTAGTGACGGTAGATGACGATTTCGTCGTCCCGGCTAACTTCGCTGAGTTCTACGATCGTTATCCCAAGTATATACGTACTTGGTTGATTCGCCATCGCTGCCCTCAGGAACTGTTAGCTGACTTCACTCACGATATCATAGAGCATTTCCTCACCGTGTCCGCAAATGGCCAGGCTAAGGGGATTCTGGATCGTGTGATGTCATTCTCAGGTGACAGGATTGGTGGTAAGTCAGCAGGTAAGTTCTTCTTCTACATCAACCTTCTGCTGACTCGTAAGTATATGATCTGTATCAAGAAGCGGGTTCAGGAACCTGTGGTACAGCGTAATACAATGAGTATCCAGAGTGAAATTACTGAACAGTATATTCCTGGGTCAGTATCGTTAGAAGAACTGTTCACCAAACACGGTTGTCAGGATATAGTTCATACTGACTTCCTTGAGGTGCAGAACAAGAAGCATTTCGTTAAAGGGTTTGTACGGTTCCTGAAGAAGAATGAACCTTCTATCCTCCCTGCTGTCAGCTATTTCATGAAGCATGAGACTATGCCTGAGATCTGCGATGAGAATGCATTAAAAATGGAGGAACTGAATAGACTTCGGTCTAGACTCCGGATCCTCGCATCTGTCTATTCTAAGGGACTTACCAAGGTTCCCAACCGTAGAAAGCCATACACCAAGCGGCAGAAGTCTATAGCTGCCTAATCGTAATCGAATAGGCCATGACGGTTTATAATTAACCTCATGGCCTATTTCTCTAGGTATCTATAATTATATGTATGGTGGACTATGACAGATCTTCAGGGTATTGAAGATGTTGAATTCAGTAGAGAAGAAGCTAAGAAATTACTAGGTTCTACGTACAACCAGATCAGTGAACAGAGATGGGAACGGATACGAGAGCTTATAGACTTTAGAGATTTATGCTTAGAAACTACAGGTAAAATACCAAAAGGTGATTCCATATCATGTCCGTTTCACGGACGAGATAGTAATCCTAGCTTCCACTTGTACCAACGATCTAATGATGCATACTGCTACGGATGTCCCCCTGGTGATCAATACTGGGATCATACCAAACTGATCTCTAGACTGCTAGGTTGTTCCAGAGTCCATGCTCTCAAATGGTTAGAAGATAAGTATAATCTACCGAAACTAGATGAACAAGAGGTAGAGGATGAGCATGTAATCTGCCTTGAGTTTCAGGATGTGAGAGAAGCTTTCATCCAAAAGGCTCGAGAGCTAGTATCGATAGAGAAGAATGATAAAGTAGCCATGGCTAGAGAACTGATGCGATTATTCTTCATCAGTGAGGGAACAAAAGATCCTTTGTTATGTGCTCAAGTCCTCGGACTCACCAAAGTACGTGCAATTCTGAAACAAAAAGAGAAGAGGTTGAAGTCTGGTGAATTTAATATCTAAGTTCATGGAAGCTCTTGATCCCAAGGACATGAAGATAGTCAAGAAAAAGAAGAAGGAGAAGCTCCCTTCGGATCTAAGATCTGTATTCGATAGACACGTAAAAGCTATTCAGGAAGCAGGGGTAGACAGCCTAAAGTTTCCTTGGATGCACAAGAAGTCTTTCAGATTAATTTCTGACGCAGAAGAGTTAAAGATCTGGATAGAACAAGTTATGGCTGGGGATCGTTATCCAGTTCCTAAGACTGATGAGATGTTACCAGCCGTTGCTGTAGATACTGAGACCACAGGACTCGATAACAGAGTCATTATGAAACCTGATGGTTCATATAGCATCAGGAATGAAATCGCTGGAATCTGTCTATCATCTGATGGTTATGAGGGGATCTATATCCCAGTTACCCATGAAGATGGTAACAACATAGATAGGAAAGAATGTAAGGAGATTTTACAAGAGTTCTTCAATAACTGCCTACTGATTTTCTATAATGCTAAGTATGATAAAGAGGTCTTGAAGCTTCTCATGGATATTGATATCCGTGAGTATCCATACATAGAAGACGTACAGGTAGATGCTTATCTCGAAGATCCTAAGGCAGATTTCGGTGATAAAGGTCATAATGCTGATGGCTTGAAATATCAGTCGAAGACCAGACTCAATATGGAACAGATTGAGTTAGGGACCTTATCGAAGGTAAAGGCTGATATGTATAATAAAGAGACTGGTAAGACTAGTCTTAGAATGCAACATGCTCCATTCAATTGGGTTCCTACTGATATAGCCTTATGGTATGCTGCTGGTGATGCCATTTGTACTTGGTTATTATGGGAGTTAATGCGAGATGAGGCTCGAAAGCTAGGCCTTGCTCATAAGATTGACCATCAGTTGATCGATACAATCACTTGGGTAGAACGTCAGCGATTCCATGTTGATGTTAAGAAACTCAAGAGAATCACCAAATGGCATGCTGGTAAGTTGAAGATTCTACGTGATGAGTTAGAAGCCATTGCTGAGTGGGATATAGTGAGAGGTCCTGGTAGCGATGATGAATTCAATCCAGGATCCCCACCACAGTTAGTCAAGATCCTGTTTGATCATAAAGGATTTGAACCATTCAATAAGAGTGAGAAGACTGGGATTCCTTCTACTGATGCTGAAACATTAGAAGAATTAGCTAAAGCTCATCCTGATGATCTGTTCTTGAAGAAGTTACAAGAATATCGGGCTTATGCTTCTCTTCATCCTGGGAATCTATGTTATGATCCTGTTGATCATAGTGCCAGAATCTATCTTCGTCAGTGTGTTGTAGCTGGTGGGCGATTGTCTGCTACTGGTGGTGATTTCGAGAAAGATGGTGGATTCGGACTCAACATTCAGGCTATCAAACGAGTCGAAGGTAACAAATGGGTAAAAGGTCGCAAGATCCAATCAATACCAGAAGTTACATATAGTATCACAGATCTAGATCCTTCATGTTATAAGACAGAGGAGATCAAAGTCAAAAAGAAGAATCCTAGGTATGGGAAGGATCATCTTAACAATAGTGATTGGGTAGAACCTGAATATCTAGAAACTGATGAGATTGAGACCAAGTATATTCTGGCTAAGGGTATAAAAGGTAATCACTATGCTGAGTACTTCAGTGATTTGTATTGTTTGGTCCCAGGTTGTAAGACTTGTGATTTTGTAGATGGCGTAGTAGAGAAGGTGGATTCAGAAGAAATCCTCAACATCCGTAGTCTATTCATTGCTAAACCAGGATACACATTCTTCACCACCGACTATTCTAACATTGAAATGCGTGTCGCTGCAAACATATCTAAAGAGAGCAGTTTCATCAGTGAGTTCCTTGAAGGCGAAGGAGATTTCCACTCGTTAACAGCGAGAGCAGTGTTCCCTGAATATACAAATCCAAAGACTCCAAAGGATCGTAAGAAGTTCCTACGTTCTCTGGCAAAGATCCTCAACTTCGCTCTCTTGTATGGTGGAACTGCGTACACCATCTTTGAAAGTATGAAGAAGGTTCAGAAGAACATTACTTTTGAAGAATGTAAGGTCATGGTCGAAAAATACTGGGAGAAGGTCCCAGAGTTTGCTGCTTGGGTGAAAGAGCGTCAGGATATGGCTAAGAACAAGATGATCTGTAAGACCGTTACAGGTCGAGTCATTAAGTTCGACTCAGCCATGAGAGCTCAGAAGATCTTCGTACCAACATCAGAGCATAAAGAAAACTATCGTAGATGGTGGGAAATAAAGAATGCTATAAAAGAATTAGAAGGTCAAGAAGGTTCTGGTTCTAATATAGCTAGACTCAGGAAGACTGCTGACGCTATGTACTTCGATAAAGAAACTGGTGTACGAAATCATCAGGATTACAAGAAGTTTCTGGGTAAGATTCAGAGAGTAAGTATCAACATTCCTCTCCAGGGTCTAGCTGGTGATTTTATGAGACTGGCTCTTAATCATATTAGACTATGGTCACAATCTGACTGTGGTGTAGAGTCTGTATATGAATTACATGGATCAGTACATGATGAGATCGATTACTCAGTAAAGAATGAGTATGTCCCATTCATTATCCCTAGACTAACTCGATTGATGAAGCTTCGTGACATTCATGAACGACAGAAATGGCCAGTACCTATTGAGTGTGATACTGAATATGGTAGATCTTGGGATGTGACTGAACACTTAACAGGTGACAGTGGCCATGAACCAGCTGGATGGACCATGATCGAAGGTTTAGAGTCATATATTCCTGGTGGTGTAGATTTCGATAAAGTATATAAAGCTCTGGCTTCAGAAGATACAAGAGATAAGGCCTTGATCTACCTAGAGATGAATCTGAATCCTAGAACGAAGGAAGCTCAGAAGGTATTGAAAGAGTATGCCTATTCTGGTAAAGAGTACAGAAGGCAACTCATTGTATGTTATCAGCTCGATGAATATTGGAATATTGATCAGGAACCAGACGATTCTAATCTTGAGACCATCTCTGAGTATGAACTTAGAATGGGTCTGGATCCAAACAACCGACCTGCTCTACCAGTAGGTGGTAGGTTAGGAACTATTTCTATGGAGTATAAGGTACCGAATGTTATACAGATCAAGGATGTCGCTGAAGAAATTGATGAAGAAGTTCAAGAAGAACCAGACACTTCGGCTCCGGTTTTGGTTATGGGTTCTGAGCCTGAAGAAATAGAATACGAATATGATAAAGATGGAATTGTTTATATAAGAGATGAGATAGATGATGCGATATTCCAGGAATTAAATAATAGTCTAGGTATTGGAAACAATAAGTGTAAGGTACATTACAGAGATCAGATCCTGACTCTACAGAAAGTATTCAAAACAGAAGTTCCTGACATTTATAAGAGGGTAAAGAAATGCCTAAGATAATTACAGACAAGAAGATTGCAGCTGATCTAAAGAAGGTTCTAGCTCAGTACGAAGCCTTGAGACTAGAGGTAAACAACAATCTACCAATCAAGAAGCATTTGGAACGATATCGTAAGAATATCCATGACAGCAGAGCGCTGCTTAATGTTTTATCTAAATACCATAAAGATAAGAAATTCTTAGAATTATATGCTCAAGCAGCAGAATTAGATGCCAGATTCGAGAAAGAGATTCAGTTATTCAATAGAGACTTCGAGCAGAGTATCAAAACCCTTAGTGCATTAGAGACAGCTCTAGATAAAGCCTAATAGCCTTATATAAACAGACTGTCATTTCCTAATAAGATAAGGGTAATCTACATGGCAAATCCGAGAACACCTAGGAAAACAGCTGCTAAAAGACCAGATCCATTCTCAGCTGGATCATATACATCACAAGACACAGATGGTACTATTCATCAGGGATCTGGTGGTTCACGTATAGCTAGTATCAGAAAACAGGCTGTGTTATTCGGTGATGGTGGTCTGGGTACAGCCGATATTGCTGATTCACAGAATATTGGGTACTACAACTTTGAATTCCCTGTAGATTCTCTAGAACTACCTCAATCTAGAAAAGAAGAATTAAAGTTCTACAGACTTTCATATGACAGAGATCCTATAGTATCAAGAGCTATCGATCTTCATACTGAACTACCTATGAGTAAGATGATCCTGGAAAAGCCCAAATCATCTTCAGAAGCTTTTACTGATTATATCTATGACTACTACCAGGCACTAGTCTCTGACACAGATCTCTTTGATATGTTACTCCAAGCCACCAAGGAATACTGGTTGATTGGTGAAGCCTTCTTATACATCGAGGATTCTGAAGACGATGTCCAATTATGTGAAGAAGCCACTAAGCAATTAAAGAACAAGGGTGGAAGAGGAGATAGAGATGAGCGTGGTGGTGAAGGTAATCTTCATCCTCCAATAGAAACTAAAGTAGAAGATCTTGATATTATTCAATTCATTAATCCAGCTAAATCTTCCAGAGTTAGAGAAGCTAAGAAGCTTGGATTAGCTAATGAAACTGAGTCATCATTATTAAAACAGATAAGATCTGCTAAGCTAAAGCTCAATACTAAGATAGCTAGTGTCCGTACTAAACTAGCTAGTACGAATAAGATTGCATTACCTGGTGACGAGGCTGATAAAGAAGATTCTAATGCCGAAGCTGCTAGAGAGATGCGTTCTCCGTTAGAGATTCAACAAGAGAAGGATCAGGAACAAGAGCAATCTAAGGGTGATAAGTTAGAGAATTCAACTGGTGATGACTCTGATCTAGAACCTACCCCAGAAGATACAGAAGATATATCTGATGATAAAGAAGATATTGCTGAGTTACAGAAATTAGTATCTTTGTTAGAAAAGAAGAAGGAACTCTTATCTGAGCTCAAGGAACTGAGAGAGACTAGAGAACATGAGTATGAATTATTCTCCCATATAGTCAATAAAGATTACAATGGGTGGTCTAAGATCCAGATGATTCCCCCTGATCGAGTTGAGATTAGAAGAGATCCTAGATTTGGTGAGGGTCCTATTGTATTCTATGAACCTTCCGAGATTCAGAAGGAAGCTTTCTTAAAAGATCCTAATGTAGATGCTGATACTAGAGAAGTCTTAGAGAATGATGGTAAGATCCCCCTCAATCAAGATCCCTTGAAGGGTAGCTTCCTCATTCACTTCGCTAGAAAGAAGGCTCCATATGAAGATCATGGACGCTCTATCCTTCAGAGATGTTTAAGGACTGTCATCTATCGAGATAAGCTTCGTCAGGTTCAGACGACCATTGTCAGCAGAAACATGACCCCAAAGACACTAGTCGTAGCTCCAGAAATCTCAGCCACAGAAGTAATGGCGTTGAGAGCTCACATTGACGAAGCTAAGTCTGATCCTGATTATACCATCGTGGTAAACTATGAGGCCACTTGGAATGAGATTGGTTCCGAGGGACGTATTCTAGCACTAGATTCTGAGTGGCAGCATACTAATGCTGATCTTGCCACTGGATTAGGATTCTCTCCTGATCTGTTGACTGGAGAGGGATTCTATTCTGGTAATAAGATCCATCTAGAACTATTAAATACTACATATGTTCTTTATCGTGAGACCATTTCTAATCTTATGGAGAAGGATTTCTTCAAGCCAATCGCTATGAAGAAAGGCTTCTTTGAACTCGATAACTATAACAGACCTCGTTGGATTTATCCTAAGATCAACTTCTCTAGACTAGCTCTTAGAGACTCTGGCGATGTGTACGAGATGTTGTTCAATCTCTACTCTAAGGGATCAATTCCTATCGAGATCATCTATGAGTTCTTGAATATTGACCCCGAGACATGCCGTAGAAAGTTAGAAGAAGATCTGTTCACTGTTAACGATTCTAAGTTTAACCAGTTATTAGATTCTATCTATGGTGGTATCACTGATCGTCTAGTAGATGGCACCGACATGATCTCTAAGATTAGTCAAGGTCTGAAATTAGAAGAGCGTAGTACTGATGACGAAGGTTTAGAAGGTACTGGTGAGGGTGTCTAGTGTTTAAGATAATAGATGCAGTTAGTTCCCGACTCCCAGATTTAACTGGTAACTCATCTATAGCCAGGATAGGGACTGATCTATATACTGTATCTAATGTCCGTGTAGATAATTCAGTAGTAATATACAGATCGATCGATTCTGGTACTACCTGGAATATACTACATACTATAACAATCCCTGCTGGAACTAAACGCTTTGATCCTGTACTCGTATCAGATGGTACTAATCTACATTTCTTAGCATCTGTGGCTTCCACCGATATTCAACGTTATGACGTAATTAAATATGGGTATGAGATATCAACAGATACTTTAACACCAGTAACTCTCGTTACTGGTAATATGTATCATGGTGGATATGATCTTATACTTAGAAATGATGGATTATTACAGATAGCAGTAAGTATCTCTGAACCATTAGTAATGAACCCTAGCATGGTTGATCCTTATTATTGGGGAATCAGTACATGGGTTATGGGGACAGATAATTCTATACAGAATTATGTAGAAGTATTGGGGTTGGGTACAAATGATTTACAACCAAATACTCAGACGATAGGTGGATTATCATTATGTAATAATCCAACGAATCCAGAATCTGTAGATATATTCTGGACCCATCATAAACGAACTAGCTTGTTCAAAGATGTTACAGTCTATATCGATAGTATCTTGACTACAGTATCTGATGGTTCTTCATTCACTTTATCTGATGTTTTCCCTGTTACTCAGTTCCAAGCACGATACACTGAAGATGATCTAACTGCATTATCTACTTCCGATACTATCATAATATCTCAATCATATTATACTCAGATCGATGGAAATCTCATCTCATCTAGTATACTAGGGAGATTCTATAATTCTATGTGGGATTTTAAAGTCTTACATGGAGATAAAGATGTCTCATGGTGTAACCCAACACCATCTATAAGTATAGCGAATGATATATATTACAGTATATTAGAATGTACTACTGGAATAAAATTAACCAGAGTAGGATTACTTAGAACATACTATCTTGATCAAGATATGTCCCTATCCTTGATCCCAACCAACACAGTGGTTAGATTACAGACTCTTAGAGGTAGTAAAGAACTGGCTGATAATTCTTCTGATTGGTACCTACAGGGTGTAGATTCTGATGGAATCAGTCATTTTATGTCGAGACTTAATCTACCACCCAAGATTCAAGTAACACCATCGTCCTTGATTTTGAAGCGTGGTGTACCGACAACAATAGATGCATCAGGAACTCTAGATCCAGATCAGGATCCAATAACATTTAAATGGACATCTGATGATACGACAGGAAAATTCCATATAACTGGTGATGGTCCAATAGTTACTATTCTAGCTGATAAGAGCATTGGACCAGATCAGAGAACTATAAATATCACCTTGACTGTAAATGATCATCCATTAGACTAATTCTAATAATCGGTTCCTACCCCTTAATTGATGTATATCTTTTAAGGACTGGAAATGAGTTCGATTAATTCAACAATCATAAATACATTATTAGATACATATGGTGCGTTATTTAATAGTGGAACTCTGAAAATATATGCTGGTGCTGTTCCAGCTGATGCTAATACTGCCCAAGTGTCTCCAACACTGCTCGGAACTTTAACCTTCGGGTCTACTGCTTTCGCTACTGCAGCTGGAAGATCTATAACAGCTAATCCTATTACCCAGGATACAGCAGCTGATGCTACTGGCACAGCATCATATTATAGAGCATTCAAATCCGATGCTACCACAGTTATTGAACAAGGAACATGTGGTGTTACTGGATCTGGTGCTGACTTAATAATGAATACAACCAGTGTAGTAGTTGGAGGCCCAATAGTAGCTACTTCATTCGTTAAGAATCAGTAGAGAGTAACCAATGACTCAGATATTCGCTAACAATGCAAAGACCACTCTGGCAGCTGCAGTAACTACGACAGGCCAGACATCTATTACACTAACTACTGGTAAAGGCGCATTGTTCCCTAATCCAACAGCACCAGATTATTTTATGGTGACTCTAGATGATGGTACAAACGTAGAAATATGTAAGTGTACTGCCAGAGCTACTGATGTGCTAACTATCGCTAGAGCTCAAGAGAGTACTACAGCCCAGGCTTCGTTCGCTATCGGTACTAACGTAGAAGCTAGATTGACTTCTGCTAGTGTTACGAACTTGGTTAAATCTCCTGTGATACAGGCTGTGGCATCTCCTGCTACTATTACACCTGATGCTGCTAATGATGCTGTATTGGTATCTGCTCTCGCTAATGCCCTAACAATAGCTAACCCAACTGGTACATGGTTTAATTTCCAGAAATTAACTATTAGAATCAAGGACAATGGTACAGCTCGCGCCCTATCCTTCGGTGCTAACTATCGTGCCGTTGGTCTGACTCTCCCAACAACTACTGTCATAAACAAGAATATGTACATTGGTATAATCTACAATCTCAACGATAGTAAGTGGGATGTAGTTTCAATCGCTCAGGAATAAGGAACCTATATGACAATCATTACTCCAGTAACTCCAACTACCCCAATAGTACCTACATTCGTAGAACGTCGTACATATGACCTGAGACTCATTAGTGAGCGAGGTGGTCAGAATTTCATAGTAGCTCAGAGAGAAGAGTATGATCTCGATGCTGGTAAGAATCCTATCGGAGAACCTAGAAAGAACTGGCAGGTCCGTAAGGATCTTAGTGAACAGTTCCTCACAGATAATCCTGATGTCGCAACTCTTATTCAAACCATTCTAGACAAAGTCGATGCTTGGGAAGCTGCTCAAGTTGGTCCTCAGACTGAAGTAGTCCTTACTGTTGAGCAACGAATCGCTGTCTTGGTCGCAGCAGTTCAGAAGAAGATGGATGAGACTGCAAAGACAAGAAATTATGATGGTATCCTATCATTATGTAGTTATGCTTCATCTACCAACACTAAGTTCGCAACTGAAGCCCTAGCTGGTATGTCATGGAGAGATGCGTGCTGGGATTACTGTTACACCTTGTTAGCCAGTGTTCAAGCGGGTACAGCTCAAGAACCTAGTGTTCAGGAACTATTAGCTGGGTTACCTACTATAAGCTGGTAAGGATAACAGATGTTATTAAATGCTGGACCCCTTAATGGAGCAGCCCTAGATGGGTCTAGCATAAGCTCCTTTTCGGTGGCATCTAATACTTTCATGCCTACTATCACTGGGAGCTTAACCAGTGTTACGAATCAAATATGTAATGGGGCTGGGACATCTTTCACTCTAGCAGATGGCGGGACTAATCTATCTGTCCCCACTATCATACTGACTTCCCTTAGTAGAACTGATTGGCAGGGAACAACAACTCTGTCTTCAGTTCCTAGGACTAATTTAATATCTCATACTGAGATCCCAGCAACTGGTAGTACTTGGTCTTTTTCTCAAGGAGCAGGAGCTGTTAGTGTTTCTACTGGGCCAGATGGAACAGCTTGTGCTCAAATCAACTGGACTGCTGTAGGACAAGATGTAGCGTCTAGTACATTCGCTCAAGTAGCAGGGCAGACATACACTGGTGTTATCTGGATTAATCCATCTGTTGATCTTACTAGTGGCTATGTATGGGTCGTCGGTAACATTGTTAAGACTATTGATTCTGGTGCTAATAAGATACCAGCTAATACCTGGACTAAAATACAATATTCTGCCGTTGCTTCTGTTAGTACTACTGCATATGGTATAATGATTCGTTCAGGAGTGTATCCCTGTTCAATCAAGTTAGCTGCTCCTGCATGTTACCTAGGTAGTTCTGCTGGTATATTTATTCCAAATACGACAGGTTCCCCATTAGCTTCAACTGATTATACCATATCTGGGAATACTGTTACACTAGCTCAATCTACTTCAGCTGGTAACATAAAATGGACAGGAACTTACTCTCCATATTCAGGTGTAGCCGCTGTAGGTGAATCAGTAGCATCAAACACTAATATGCCTGTAATCAGTACTGTAGCTAGTTTCGTACATGCTATTGGTGTCACATATAATTCAGCAATGCCTCCTATAACAGGTACAGGATACTTAGCCTATGGTGAGGGTGGTTCCGATACTAGAACTATAACAGTGACTCTGGAGTTCAATCATGCTCCTACCATTGATATGCCAGTACTCTATCAAGCGACAAGAAATGAGGAATACTGGATAAGGCCTACTGTAGTTGATTTAGATAATGATGATCTAATATATCAATGGACTCAGATATCTGGATCAACAGCGAGAACTTCGAATCCTGCTTTGAAGGATCTGCTAGTAAAACTCCATAATCTAAATCCAGCTGGTGAAGATCTAGTATTCTCTTTGACTGTTACGGATTCTATCAATACACCAATAACATCTCTCATAACCATCAAAGTACCTGCTTTAGCTACATCGTTAAAAGATACTTCTTTGATTAAGACTACTGGTCCTAAATCTAATAGGATAGCTCTTAGAAACACTCCATCTGTATGGAATCCAGTCTATAATCTGAACCCAACATCATATTCTGATGCTTTTAATTTCAAGACACAAAATACAGAATCTGGGATTAGAAAAATCTATATCAGTGACAAATCATCTCTTATAACAGATGATATAAAGAACGGAACACCTGGATATTATAAGAGAAGAATAACATATAAGGGTAAGGTCTTAGATTCCATCCACACAGAAGACGATAGTACATATCTCTTAGTAAAAGACGGGGATACCTTATCATTATTACACTATATGTCATCAGGATACCAGGGAATATCTGATTATCCTGATACTGAACTGAATATCAGTAGTATAGTAAATGAAACATTCTCTGGATTACACTTCACAGCTCCAGCCGATGGATATAGAGTAATTTCATTATATGGTGCTTCTGGTGTTCTGATTATTCAGTGTAATACACAGGATGTATCTGATGTAAGACAGAACATGTATGTCGCTACTGAGACTAATCTATTGATTGGTTCTGATTCAGTTACATTCATCAGAGATATGGATGTTCTAAATCCAGGTACTGGTCAATACCTTATCGGAACACAAGATCAGGCTGGTAATTCATATGAAGTCTTATTAGACCTTCAATCCCGTAGAATTATAAATACATGGGATAGGGGTAACACCATATCATCTGATATCACAAGTGGTGAATTTTTATTCAAGAAACACTTGCTACCCCTCATAAAGCCTGTAGCACCTTATCTAACAGCTACAATAGAGGGTAACGATATCAATCTGGAATGGACACAAGAACGATATCAAGATGTGAAATACTATGATATCTACATGTGTATGAATGATGGTGAATACACTCGTGTTAAGCGTATAGATTCAGGATACATATTATCTACTGTACTATCTGGATATGATTTAGATGGTAATATTATCGATATAAAGATGGTATCTGGTACTGATTATGCTGTCAGTGACTTCAGTAATGTAGTAGAGTTTATTGGATACGATGTAGATCCCAGATGGAGTATAGGAACTTGGAGTTATGCACCATATGAACTCGGTGACATTAACGGTACATACGTAGGTCTGGCTTTCGATGTATTCATGATAAGCTATGGATTCGGTATCCTACAATTTGGATTAGATCCTTGGGGAGTACCTGGTTATGAAACCAATCCTATTATAGATGGATGGGGCCAAGAACCATGGTATGGAGATTTCTGGGGTGCTGTCGGTTTCGAAACTACACCATGCTATGGTTATGGTAAAGAACCCTATGGTGATGATGTGTATGATGAGATCGGCTAGTTAAAAGAAACTTCTGTTCCCTTATATGATGCTAGAATATAAGGGAACCTAATGGCTACGACTCCTAATTATAATTTTTATCTACCTGAAGTAGGGGATGGCTCAGTAAATTCTAGACCTTGGGGTCTACAGGTAAATGCTAATTTTACTAATATAGATGCTACTTTAAAGAGTCTAGCAGATGCTAATCAACAGGAATCTGTACTTAATTTTCCTGGATGCGATCCTACTGGTGTTACAGATTCTTCTGCTGCTTTCAATGCAGCTATCCGAGCCAGTAAACGAGTATATGTACCTTCTGGTATCTATATTCTGGATAATGTGGATCTGGCCAATGGTACTGAGCTCTATGGTGATGGTCCTACTTCTATTCTAAGACAGCCATCTACTGGTAATGGACGAATGATTAATGCTAATAGAAACAGTGGTGGTTCTTCTGATCCATCTACTAATCTAAAAGGCATCCATATTCATGATCTAAGAATGGAAGGTCGTGTAGCTACTTTAGGATTCTTCGAGCAATCATCTCTAGTATATGTCTCAGCTGTTTCATCTTTAATGATAGAACGCTGCACCTTCTATGCATGGCAAGGTGATGCTGTTACAATAGCCTCTGGTGACATCGATGGTCTGGAACGACACAATGAACATGTGACTGTAAGAGATTGCTTCTTTGATGGTTATAACAAAGATAACAGACAGGGTATATCGATCTTAGATTGTAATGGCCTGTTGATTGAGAACTGCTCATTCGTTAACTGTACTCGTTCTAATATGCCTGGTGCTATTGACTTCGAACCTAATGCATCTCAGTTAGCATATGGTGTAGCTAAGAATGTTACCATTAGAAAATGTAGATTCAAGAACATTGGTGGTAACGTAGGTACCATAGGCTTCATGTTATCTGGTGATCGTGGTACTAAGTGCCAGAATTTCTTGATTGAAGATTGTCAGATGGATACAATTGTGTATGGTATTGCTTTCCTAGCCCCTACATATACTGGTCTAAATAAATATAATCATAATGTAGTCGTTCGTGACGTTACTATAGTAAATGCCTCTGGTGGATTCTCTACCAATTTCGATAGTGTAAATAAAGGTCTGTTCGAGAATTTCTCTGTCACTGATTCATCTGTAACAGCTGGTAGATTCAATGCATGTAGTAACTTCGTCTTCAATTCTTGTTCATGGACCAGAGACGTCATTGATGGGAATGGCTCAGTACAATTAGCTGATCTTAATTATAATTTTAGATTCAACGATTGCCGTTGGGAAGATTGTGGTGCTGCTGGTGGTGGCTTCGGTGTATTCTGTGTCAACAACCTGACCACTGAGACATCAGTCGCTATATCATTCGTTAACTGTAGATTTACATCTCCTCTTGGTAAGATGTTGTATGCTATCTATGGTCCTGGTCATAGATTTGTAGCAGCTACCAATAAATTCATTGGTTGTACAGTTGATCCAGTACTTGGGAATAGTTTTGTGGCTGAAGAGACAGATACTTTATCTAATCTGTATACACCTGTGGCTACTGGTGTCACCACGGCTGGAACTCCAACATATACTACACAGTATGGGGAGTATAGAAGAGTTGGGAAGACTGTATTCTTTAGATCGCAGATTGAAACCAGTAACAGTACTGGTATGGCTGGCAACCTACAGATATCATTACCAACTGACGCTGATCAGATAGCAGGACAACCAGTGGCTTCTTTATACCCTGTATCGACTGTTGTAGATGGTGTAGCTTCTACTGGTGGTCAATTCGGTGCAATCAATCCTCTGGCTGTGTCTGGTGGTCATACTGGATCCATAAGAATGTTTATGACTGGTACTGGAGTAGCGAGTCAGATAACAACTCCAGCTGGTGCCTTCAAGGTGTATTCAACTGGTGTATATACTGGTAGACTTCAAACTACTGCATTCCGTGGATCAATATCAGGAACTACTCTAACACTATCTTCTGATGCATATGGTGGATTGTTTGCTCTTAATCAGACTCTTGGTGGTTTCACAGGTTGTATAGTACCCACTACTATTACCACTAAGTTGTCTGGTACATTAGGTAAGGCTGGTTCAACATATACTGTATCTCAGACATATGGTACAATAGCAAACACTCAGATCTTATCATTCTAAAGGAACGTCATGTCATCTAACACTCCTAATTATAATTTCTATCTCCCAGAGGATGGGGATGGTGTTGGTAACTCAAAACCATGGGGACCTGCAGTAAATGAGAATTTTACTATAATAGATGAATCTCTATCTGAGATGGTTACCAATATATCGCATAAAATCGATGATACTCAGGTAGTTACTCCAATTAAGTTTGGTTGTGTTGGTGATGGTGTAGCCAATGATTCAATAGGATTCAAAGAATTTTTAACATACATAGCGTCTAACCATTGTATAGCTGATGGATTAGGTAAGATCTACAGATTGGTAGGATCAATGGATATCACACCAGTTGTCGATGTCTTTTTAAGGAATATGAAGATTATCACAGGTACTACAACTGGTGCTTATCTAGACCAGGTGGCTATAACATTTAATGGTGATGTTAATTTTGCATTCGAGAATTTCTCTATAGATGGGGAACGGGATATCCGTACTGATCTAGAACCATGGCATTATTACACTCAAGAACCAGCAGCATCAGGACAATATTCTCTACAACCACCGACTAATGTACCAATCATGATTACTGGATTTTATGCTAAGAAAGTAGACATGAGAAATGTCACTTTCACCAACATCCATGCACAGGCACCAATCATCATATTTAGTCGTGGACAGGTAAATATAGATGGCTTCGTCGCAAAAGGTTGTTCAAACGATGCCTTCGATATCAGACATATAAATGTTGATAATGAGACAGTAGAGAGACGAGTAGTTGCTTATAATCATGGATGTACGAATCTTAATAATGCATTTGTCGAAAATAATGGAATCATGAAGGCACAATTCAGTGTTGATTGTACAAGTAAAACATCACCAGTAATTGGTGGTTCGTATGTTACTGTAAATAGAACGGATAATTTCTTCGCACAAGGTGCTTTTGGACTTATTGTTGCAGGTGGGACCTTTAATGCCAATAATATTGTTATTCATAACTATGGGACTGCTGGAATCGTTTTCGATAGAAATATGGTAGGAAGTCTTACTAATTGTCGTGTAGTCCATGATGATGTAAATGCATGCTCTAATAATCCTTCTGGGGCAGTCTGGACTGAACAGATATATAGTTTCACACTGAGCAATGTTACTATCGATATTCTAGCACGTGATCCTCGTGAAGCTTTATTTGATAGTAGTGCGCTTGAATTATATGGTGTAACTGCTGATGTTGCTGATGCTTTACCAAATTATTATGGGACATCAACACACATAATTGATAATCTCTTCATAACTACAGCTGCTGCTGCTCATTTGAATAAAGGTATTCGTATATCATCATATAAAGGTTGTGAATATAAGATATCGAATACAGTCATTGATGCATCAAATGCAGTATGGGCTCTCTCTTCTGAGAGCAATACACCTTCTGTACCTACTAGATATGTACATCTAAATAATGTTAATATTTCTGGTAATATGAGAGTATTCGATTGTTCTGAAATCTCACTCTCTTCTGTTAAGAGTAGTGGAACTTTAACATTCAATCGTGTATCTCAAGCCAGTCTTAATAATTGTGAATATGCTGATGATTTTTATTATCAGAATACTACATTAGGCAAACTGACTGCTACGAAGTGTAAGATGGATAAACAATTTGTTCTCCAAGGTATAAATGGTGATGTAACACTCGATAGTTGTAAGATTGGACAAGACTTATATACTATGGTATACGCAAGTAATATTATTCCTAGATTTAATATGACTGGAGGAACTATTGGTCGCGTTACTAGTCTAGATGCTATTAGTTCTGCAATGATCTCTGGTGTAGAAACTGAAGATCGTATGGAATTTAAGAATGTCAAGACATATGTAGTGACAGGATGTACAGTGAAGTTAGCCAACCCTAATGCTTGTATCAGAGCAATGGAGACTACCCCAGGTTACACGGTTCGGGCTGTTATAAAGAACAACTGTCTATGGATCAAAACCGGAACAGCTGCTGCTGGTTATATCTATAATGGTATTACAGGAACATTGATCGGTGATGCCTCCAACAATGATGAAGCAACAATAGCCTGGGTTTAAATTTATCTTAAAGGATCACCATGTCATCTAATACACCTAATTATAATTTGTACCTCCCAGAACTAGGAGATAGTACTAGTAACTCCAAACCATGGGGTCGCCAATTCAATAACAATCTGACCATCATAGATACAGAATTAAAGAAATCTGAGACACATAGAGGAGCTGGTGTCATAAATGCAGTTTCAGATTTCGGCCTAGTAGCTACCAAGAAGGGTGACCGTACAACAGCTGCTACTAATACCCTGGCACTCAATGCTGCCATGGTCAGTGCTCAGGCTACAGGTAGACCATTATACATCCCATCAGGTTGGTATGCTGTTAATCCATTAACTACCATAGTAGATAGTATGACTATGTACGGGGACCATGGTGGATACAATTCTACATTATCTAAAGGTACTGCTACTATCTTAGATTTCGGTAATGCTCTGGGTCAAGATGGACAGAAATGTATAAATGTTAATCCCCCAGCTGATGGATTACAACAGATCAAGACCTTTGAGATCAGAGATATAGTATTCTTCTCAGATGGTGTATCTGGAGCACCTCAATACTTCATCTATAAGAAAATTGCTACGAACATGAAGATTCGTGGCTGCAGCTTCCAAGGTAAAGTAGGTACTACAGGATATCCGGGTTATGCTATAGCACATCAATCAGACTATGGTCTCACCATTGAGTCTTGCACATTCTTGTATCTCTATTGTGAAGGTGCTATATTATTCAAACACGATGGTAACCTAGACGGTAATACTGGATCATGGTCGTATGGATGTTCTGTAACTGATTGTGATATCTCATTAGGTACGTATGGTAAGTATGGTATCAACATCCAAGGTGGTGTTGGTTATAAGGTAACTAGGACTGTAATAGAAGGAACATCTGACACTGGTATAAAATGTAATACTACTCCAACAGCTAATTTAGACTATACATGGGGATTAGTATTAGACACTGTATATTTCGAAGGAAATACAAACTATCATTTAGATATATCGAGCCCTCATAATGCCAGCTCTCAAGCCATCATATATGGTGGACAGATGCAGGGTGGTAATATTAATCTAGGAGCTAGTGGTACTATCACTATCATGGGATTAACGATATCATCTGGTATATGTCGTATAATGGGGTCAGCTAATGCTGCAGTCAAATTAATAAATTGTGCTGGTTTCTTTATTCAGAATAATACAGTTCTATCAGCTAATCCTGTGTCAACACAATGGAGTCCCAGAGATTATTCATATAGATGGAATGAGGATTCACATGATGTAGATTATCAGGAAGTAGAATGTCTCCCATTATCAGGTGGTGTAGATAACGTAGCTAGTACTATACAGTGGCATAGTGTGTCTGGTACTAAGCCCGATATCGGGAATGGATCACTTCGAGGTTGGTATACTCGTAAGGGTGATCTCATAACACTTAATCTCAATCTAATTCCTGGTACCACTACTGTATGGGGTGATGCTGCTCAAGGCTGGATATTCATATTCCCCAATTTTACAGCAGCTGATACCGCTGTAGGTAATTGGGTCGCTGAAGATTATAATACTATCACATATGCTGGTCACTTCAGAGCTATTACTAATAGCAATCAGTTTATGTTAAGTATAGATAATGCCAATTCAGCTGTATCTGCTAGTGTACCTATGACATGGAATTATAATGCTGGATCGGTTGTAGCTGGTGTGTCATTCAATGGTTACATTCGTGGTGGTGATAATATCTTACATGTGACATCAGGTACTACTCCCACAGTAGGGCAGACTGTGTATGCCACTGGTCTGATGAAGAATGTTACTATCGCTGGTGCTGCCACTCTAGCAGCTGGTGACACAGCAGCATTCTCACTGACTAAGTTAGTTCCAGCTGGTATTGGATATAACGATACTACTCAAGTAAGTTCTCCTGTTGCTATGACTACGAACAAGCCAAACCCAGATAATCTTAGTATGCAGATTACATACAAAGTATTTAAGCTCTAATGGCATCTGTATATTTATTTATGCCTCAGAATGGATTCTTTCTATTATAATGACCCTCTTTCGAGGGTCATTTAGCAAGGTCATCAGTAGGGTAATTTAGTTAATAGGAATAGTCTTGGGCTTCTTTTCTTCAGGAATAATCTTCTCTAACTGAATCTTAAGAAGACCATCCTCTAAAGAAGCATCGATTACTTCGATATCTTCAGCGAGATTAAATACTTTCTTAAATTCTCGCTTAGCAATACCACGATACTTAGTGTCTGTGGTTGAATCAGGTTCTGGCTGCTTTACATGTTCAATAGCAAGAACACCTTCTGATACAGTGATGTTCAGGTCGGCTTTCTTGAACCCAGCTAATGCCATCTCGATCAAGAACTTATTAGGTTCAGTCTCAATGATATTATGTGGGGGATATGTAGATCGCTTGTTATTCACAAGGAAATGATCAACATCGTTGAAGATATGATCAAATCCAAGGAACCATGGATCTAGTTGATTTAGAAATTCTACTCGGTATCGTGTCATGATGACTCCTTTTAGTTAAGCGAGTATTTGTTATAGTGTCCCCGAAGGCAACACCTGATGACCTTGCATAATTATTACTTTGAAGTCAGAAATTTCTAGGATCGTTTATAGAATTTTCCAGCTGATACACAGTAGTTCTGACTGAATACTATATGTTCAGGAACTACCTCACGCTTCTTAGGATCGATATGTACTATAGCGAAACTGTTCTGATATTGACACATTCCTGGTACATATTCAGCATCAACCTTAGCCATACAACCTGTAGTAAGCCAGAATACTGATCCAAACTGTTCATTAACCTTAGTACGGAATCCTGGCTTATGGGTGTGGCTTGATACACCACACATGACGAAGTTATCAATACCATGATGATCAGTTACGAAACAATCGTAATATACCTTGTAATTCTTCTTGACCTCATCACGTATCTCTGATGGTTTATATGCTGATAGATCAAACTTAGATACGAGATTAATCTCATGTTCATCCAACCCTAGTAGCTTGGATAAGCTTATACCCATCAGATCCATGAGTGATCTAAGATTAGGTGTCCGATCAGCCATATGACGAAGAATTCTGAATTCGTGATTGCCCATGATGAAGTCTATCTGAGCCTTAGGGCATGCCTTACGCAATGGCTTGAAGAATTTCTCTCTCATGAAGTCATAACGTTCTTTTAAGTTGATTTGTCTAGGATCCTGATCGAACTTACTGAACTCATATTCGTCGAACATATCCCCATTGAGGACGATAATGTCAGGCTGAATTCTCTTAGCTGTATCTAGGAAGACACCGAGAACAAAGGGATCAGCTTCTTTATCATGAAGATCTGATCCTATGAGGATAGTCTTAAGATGCTTAGTGTTCTGATCCTTTTCATACTTACTTATATATGGTACTACTTCCATCTCATAGAAACCACGATACCTGTCTAACGATGCATGCTTGGCGATATCCTTCTCTAATTGAGCAGCACCACGACCATGTTCTAGACCAGCCTTACGTCGGAACTCAAGGAATGTCCCGAACTTATTACTGTAGCAGCGATCACTGTACCTACCATGAATACGGTAGAAATCTCTAGTGATGTACTTGTATGGATGTAGTTCCTTCACTCTACGGAGATCTTCGATGAGTTCTTTTGATGAGACCTTGGGATTGAATTTCTTACTCATCTCAGACAGTAGTGCCAAGTGTGCCTGAGACTTCTTTGATTCTTGTTCTACACGACTTTGTTCAAGTTTCTTCTTTGACATTCAGTAGCTCCTTCAACTAGCCTTAAAAAGTCAGGAAATTTCCCGTAATCTGCGTTAGAACCCTAATACTTTACTGGACTACGATTGCATATGAAATAGTTCTGTAAACAGTTGTCGGACTCGAAGTTAATACACGATTGTTTATTATTTCCGATGCCAAGTAATATAGGTACATGGAAGAAAATGGTCTCCAAAAGTACATAATCCAAGCATGTAGCAACCGATCCTTCGGTCCTGAGATCCTCCACGGTCTCATCAAGAAGGAATCTGGTTACGATGAGGATGCAGTCAGCCAGCAGGGAACCAGAGGTCTGTGTCAATTAACTAAGGTCACGATCCTCGAGCTGATTGATAAGTACAATCTCCCACTGACTGTTGAGCAAGCCTTCGAGCCACAGAATCAGATCCTGTTAGCTAGTCTCAGACTCGAAGACATGATTCATGCTCTATCTTCTAGGTATCCCAAACTCAATAGAGTTAAACATCTCGAATTAGCTCTTCATGCCTACAACTCAGGATACTCTGCTGTTACGAAGGCAGTAACTGAAGGTGGGATAAAGAACTATAGGAAATTCCTACCAGTCTATGCAGATAAGCATTATGCTAAGTCAGTCATGGTGCTTAGTACAGACTGGGTTCCAGTATCTACATATGAGACGATGAAGTCCAGTGGTCTGGAAACTCAGATATTTCCATTCCTAATAATGTTACTTCTAGTTGCTTATTCACTGAAGTATTATAGGATGGGGATCAAATATGTCACTAGAAACAAATCTTGTAGAAGATGCTATAATCCTCATCCATCAAATGAAGAACGAGTTCCTGCATGAACATCCTGACCACAATAAGTTAGCTAACGAGATCATCTCGATTCTTAGAACAGAAGCACCAAGGATCGATAAGAATCATGATATTCTATCTATAATCACATTCAATCTCGTACGTATGTCTGTCTGTATCCCTGAAGAATATGAAAAGAACGAGATAGTAGAGAAGTTTCTAGACCGTGTACAAGAACTCTGTAACCTATACAAAGGATCTATTACCCAACCTGTGGTAGAGTAGAGTATAAGGTTACGGAAGGAGTATCAGTGTGTAAATGGTCTAGGGGTTTCGACATAGCTGCGTCGTCAGCTAAGCACTCTAATGCTCCAGCTGCCCGGACTCGGATGGGAGCTGCATTATTCAATGGATCTAAACTTGTATCCATTGGATTTAATACCTATTTCAAGTCCCATCCTGAACACCTTGTCCATGGGCGAGGTCAGAAGAAGTATTTCGAGAACATTCACGCTGAACAAGCAGCACTTATCAAGAGAAAGCATTACGATGGTGATGACAACCTTATAATGTACGTGTGGCGCGAGCTCGATAATGGTGCTCCTGCTCATTCTAAGCCATGTGAGATGTGTCAGCGACTGATGAAGATTGGTGGGGTAAAGAAGGTAAGATTCCTGGAACCTGATGGTTCATGGGCTGAAATGAAGTTTTGAAATAAAGTTATCCGGATCCTGAATGACTAGGTAATCTAGTGGACTGGAGGAACAATGATCAATCAACTGGATCGTGAAACCATCGTGAATCTCCGGAAGGAGATGGAAGCAGCTATGCAGGTGGTCGCCGCAAAGCATGGCATCGTCATCAAGTTCGGGAACTGCAAGTTCAGTCCTGAGAACGCTTCCTTCAAGCTCGATGTCGCCACCAAGGCCCAGAATGGGTCCGTGATCACCAGGGAAGCTACTGCCTTCAAGCAGTCAGCTGTCTACTATGGTTTGAAATCCGAGGATCTCGGGAAGGTCTTCACCTTCAATGGAAAGACTTTCAAGCTGACTGGTCTTCTCCCCAAGTCTCGTAAGTATCCCTTCCAGGCAACTTGCCTCCAGGATGGGAAGTCGTATAAGCTCCCTGAAAGCATTGCTTCTCTCCTGAAATAAAAAGTTATCCAATCTGTGTTCTAACTGGTAATCTAGTGAACCAGGGCATGGTGCCCATCATGGAGTCCCAAATGCAGAACCTCGTCAATCCCGTTACCATTGCCTCTCGTCCCGAGGTCTTCACCAGCTTCCAGATCAAGAAAGTCCAGAACCTGGCCAAGAAAGCCACCCTGGTTTCCATCCCTGAACGCGATTTCCAGCGTACCCAGAAGGCTCCCCTGTCCGTTCTGTTCTATGATGAGAGCCAGAAGCTCCGGCTGATGCGCATCGGTCAGCACAACGTCCTCACCAACAAGGTTAGCCGATAGATGCAGGAGAAGCCTAAGTCGTACCGTGCCAAGAAGATCGAGAAGTTCCTGGACCGCTGGTTTCCTTATGAACCTATGAGGCTTCCAACGGTCCTGGAGCTTCGGAACCAGATGCTAAAGAACCAGTCCAGTGGAGTTAATAATTCTACGAAAAGTTATCCAGAACGGTGATTTCTGGGTAATCTAGTTCAGGAGGAGTTCCCATGACCAAGCTCTTGATCGGTGGAAAAGAAATGGATCTCGAAGTCGGGAAAGAAGCGACCATCTCCTATGGTTGTGACAGCCATCCCGCGAAGATATCTGCCATGTCTGAAACCAAGGCTTTTATCACCATGGAGCTCACAGAGTACCAGTATCGCGCCACTGAAAAGGGGAAGGCAACTGGTATGGGTCATCAGGACTGGATCATCGATTGGGATCAGCCTCTCAATGGGGTTGTCCGGGCCAAGGTCAACAAGAAGACTGGAAAGTTTGTCGGTCCCAAGTCCTTCGCTGGGATTTCTGTAGGTCATGCTCGAGTTTACTACTGCTGGGAACTATAGCCATCCTGGAACATATCCTTCTGGTATGTCGTCTGATTTAAATAATCGACTTATAATTTGAAAGTGAGGTTACTGTTGGGAGTTCTGATGCTGGAATTCATAATCTTATACTCTATGCTTCACGGCCATGGGATAGCCACTTTGTATGCCATGGACCTTGAACAAGCGAGGACCACATTCATCGAAGGTCGTCCCGATACTACCATCCTCTCTATTGAACAATACAGGAGCACCTATGGTCTCCATTGCTAACGTCGAAGAGGGTTGGGTCGATCTTTACGAGAAGTATGCTACCGAGATCATGGAATACCTCGGCTGTGATCCCGAGAACCTTCCTGTCCTGATCTTCCCTGATGATGTCGATGAAGTGTGGGACATCGAAGACGAGGATGTGTTCCCGATCTTCGAAGAAGGGACGAAGAAGCACGACTGCGCTGAGACCGAGACCTTCTCTATCGGATATCTCAACTTCGGCTACTGGATCTATCAGGGAGTTCGAATCAAGTCCGTGTCCGAACAGAATGCCAGTCCCGTCATGTTCTACATCACAAGAATGATCACGAGGTTTGATATGCGTGTGAAGACCTTCTCTCATAACGATTTTCCTTATGATCCAGGTAATCGGGTAGAACCTTGTCCTGATCTGGATACAATGGAAGGTAGTGACAACGAGGAGAATCTCTTCCTAATGGATACTGATATGCAGTTCCATGTCGTATGTCACCACTGTCATACCTGGCATCTGACACATGATCTGAAGTCTACAGAACCTGGTACGAATGACTTCGAAGAGGATACAGTTACCTTTAAGTGTCCTGAGTGTGGTAAGAAGGTTAAGGATGCTATCGTTACTAGGTGTCGATAATGGCTAACTATCCAAAACCACTGCGTCTCTGGCAGAAGCTGTCTGTGCTTCGTAGTGGGTTGAAACGAGCACCCAATGGTCGAGCCATGATCTATGTTGGTTGTAACCACTTCAGGCCTAGACAGTTACGGAGATTGAGATAAAAGGTTATCCAATCTCGCTAATCCCCAGTAATATAGTGAACCAAGGAGGAAATAATGGCTAAAACCGCTGTCGTTCCTGATGTCTTCGGACTGGCTCCTGTGCTGGCTCCCAAGGAGAAGGGTAAGAAAGAGAAGGCTGGTGTGCCTTCTGGTCCCGCCCTGGCCTATGTCGCTGCCATCGACTACATCATGAAGTCCCTCAAGGGTGTCCGTGAGACCTACGAAGGCATGCTCAAGGATGAGATGCTGGATCGGTTCGTGGAACAGGGGATGGAACACAAGAAGCGTCCTGACAACTACCGTGGCGTGAACGGTATGGGCGAGGCTTCCTGCGAGATGCGAAAGCGTTCCACTGCCTCTCCTCTGACAGAGACTGAAGTCGAGGAACTCGCCAAGCTCAAGATCGAGGTCCAGCTGGAGACGGTCCAGGAAGAGATGTTCGTCTTCAACGCTGAAGTACTGAAGAATCCTGAGCTCCGTGCCAAGATCTCGGCAGCTTTCGCCAAGATCGATTTCGGTGAGCTCCAGCCCATCTCGAAGATCGAAGCTCAGAAGAAGTACGTCGCTTCCGAAGAGAGCATCGAAGAAGTCTTCAAGAAGGCTAAGGACAGCAAGATCTGCTCCAAGCTGGTCTCGATGTTGACTACTCTGGCTGTGAAGTCTAAGTGGAGTGGCACCAAGCACGATGCCTTCACCCTACTGTCAGAAGAATCTGAAACTGTGGACCGTATCGAGCTCTAATAAGGGGTTACGATGTACGGACCTCGTCCGGAGAAGGCTATCGATCCATCCGAGTTGGGAAGATTTGAACAACTCGGATGGATCGGCCAATTGAAGCTCAACGGTACATATACTATCTACGACAACAATGTATATACAAGACATCAGGAAAAGCACAAGCTGTGGGATCCCGTTTCTAGCAAAGCTATGGTGGAGCTCTGGAAACTGAAAGATACAACAATCTGTGCTGAGCTTCTTCATAAGAAAGTCAGCGGTGGACACCAGGATACCTTGTATGTTCATGATCTGTTAACTCATCGAGGTGAAGATCTCGTAGGTTCCACCTACAGAGAAAGGTATAAGCTTCTGATGAACCTCTTCGAGCTCAAGGACAATGGGGATTTGGGTCATTTAGTCGTTAATAAGAATCTATGGGTCAGCAGGTGGTTAACCCAGGGATTTAAGTCTGTATTTGATTCTATCACAGATCCAGAGGTGGAAGGTTTGGTCCTGAAGAATCCTGGAGCTAAGCTGGCATTCTGTGGAAAAGCTGGAAATAATGGGTTCTGGCAGATTAAGTGTCGGAAACCTCATAAGAATTACTCTTTCTAGAAGACTCTATATAGACGCTGGGTGTAGCATCTATTAGATAATTTCATATAATTTTATTGTCTATTTCCGGCAGAATGACGTAATCTAGTGTAGGAGGAAGTCCATGAAGCTCGCAAGCATGCAGGAAGCTGGGGATGTTCAGGTCGCTGCCACCGTTGGAACCCAGCGGACGTTCCAGATCCACAACAACATCAAGAGCTTCCGGATTCTGTCCGATGGGCTCTACAGTGATAAGGTAACTGCCGTCATCCGTGAGCTCTCCTGCAATGCCTGGGACAGTCATGTGGCTGCTGGCAAGGTCAGCGTTCCCTTCGAGATCCACTTCCCTAACGGTCTGGAACCTTGGTTCAGCGTCCGGGACTTCGGTATCGGGCTGTGTGAAGAGGATGTCTACAACCTCTACACCACGTACTTCAGTAGCTCCAAGGACCAGTCGAACGATTTCATCGGCGCTCTCGGTCTCGGTTCTAAGTCTCCGTTCAGCTACTGTGAGACCTTTACCGTTACGGTGAACTTCAATGGCATGAAGCAGATCTTCAGCGCCTTCATCAGTGAGGAAGGTCTCCCCACCATTATCAAGATGCATGAGGAAGCTACCACTGAAGGCAATGGCCTGGAAGTCAAGTTCCCAGTGAAGCGTGACGACATCAATGCTTTCCAC